TGTGAGATTTTATTGTTGCAAAGTTATGGAAATTATGAATATTTTGTGCAATAATATTCTTATAATATAAAAATAGCTCCCTAGTTCGTCCGCTGACGAGGGAGCTATTTAACACAAAAACTAAACTAGACACATTTTTGGAAATCTAGTTGTATATTCTGTATATCAATTATATAGTCCTGCTTTTTTTTATGGTTCGACCATAATTCGACCATTTGATGTTTTATGTACTATCAAGATTTCTATATTTCATATTTTATATTACTTTAAATATTATATTTGCGCATTGTCAAACTAAAATAGTGCGTTTATGAAATCGTTATTAAAAAATGTCCTAAGAAGGATAAGTAAAAAACAATCTTCTAAAGAAGATAATGCAACAGCCTTTTATCCCCAGTGTTGTGCAAAAGTGGATGATTCCGCTCGTATGCGTATAAAAATGTCTTATGACCAAAATGTAAAAGAAACTATATCAAGCTTGAAAACACTTGCTAATGATATGTCTAGTGGCTTTGTTACTTTTAAAAAGTTTCAGACTAGGCGTTATCAATACAACCCGGATGCAGATGCAACTCTATATGCTTCAAGACTGCTTCGTGCAGCTTCTATATTGGAGTTCCTATTAACTGATCCTGATAATAAATCTTAGAGATTCATTTTTTCAGCTAGAGCAGAGAGCCCTATCAGTAGTTCAGTTATATTTTTGGCTTTTCCGACAACATCATCAACTTTCGCTGCTGTATCAGGGCTTAACTCCTTTTCTAATCGTTCTAGCTGCATTTGAAATGTATCAAAACTTAATATATATAAGTCTCTTTCAACAGTGAATCCCCCTTTTTCTGCAAAATTGAATATTTCAAAATTCAACGTAAGATATTCAATACCATATCCTTTATAGTCAATAAATCTCCTATTTTTGAACTCCTCTAAAACTATTTCATATTGTTCTTTACTGATCCTAAGGTCTGGTATATCTTTATAATTTAGTTTAGCTGTTCTTTTCCCGTTTGCTACAACCAAAATATAATTTAATACTTTATCCTTTTCTTCAGCTGTTATAACTAAAGGATATTCTCTTTCATCTTTTGGGGGTACAGTTCTAATTGGGCGCATATTTGAAAAAAATATTTATTCTATTGTTTATATAGTTTCATTCTAGTATCACTGTAATACATTATATCTTTTTCTATTTCGCAGGGAATTGTTAAGTTGTCTTTTTCTACTATTAGATTCACTATATTGTTATTTATAGAGTATTTACCTGATACCGTTTCTTTCCATTCATATTCTAAATCCTCATTATCATCTGCAACATTATATATTGTGAAAGATTTTAAACCAAAAGATATAGCAAAGAAAGGTCTTAAATAAGGAGTTCCTTCTTCAAACGACAATCGAGTTTTGCCATACCAATCTTTTGTAGAAGTCCATGTTGTTCCTGCTAAGTTAATACTGTCATCAGAACATGAGCTAAATATCAGTACTAATAAAAGGGGTAGTATAAAAAAAGTTTTTTTCATACATATATATTTATCCTATATTTCGTTCATTCTTCAACATAGCCAGTTCACCCTTTAATTTTTGGTTTTCTTCCAAAAGCCGTTGGGTAAGCATTGTCTTCTCATTGATTTCATCCTGCAAATTGGCTATGGTATATACAATACTTTTCAATTTGTCCATTCCTGGTTCTGTTTCTTCTTTTTGAATGAGCATGGAACCAGTTCCTCTTAACAACCATTCTGCGGAAATTTCCTCAAATGAGGATGAAATTGCTATTATTGTTGCAAGGCTAATTTCTCTTTTTCCTATCAGTTGATTATTAATAGTTGTGGGCTTTAATCCACACTTAATAGCAAATCCCCTCTCTGATAGCCCTGAATAGGTTATTACTTCTTTAATTCTGTTTATCATAATCAATCAAAAGTTAAATATCCACAAATGGGGATATAAAATAGGTTTTAAATTTTTATATATCCACATTTGAGGATATATTTGCATCATAAATCAATCAATCATACAAACATACAAAAATTGATTGATAAAACCAATTAAAAAATAACGATTATGAGCTACAATTTATCACAAATAATGAAGTCTGCACACCGCAATTACAAGAAGGGTGGAAAAACATTTTCAGAGTGTTTAAAATCTGCATGGAGCTTCGCAAAACTCCAAGAAAGTTTCTCACCGGAAGCAGTGAAATCAAGAACTGATAAATTTTTAGCTGAAAGACATGAAGCTATGAGCAAGACTGCCAAAGCTACACCTAGCAAGGAATATAATAACCTTAATATTCCCGCTTCCGCTTACTACAACCCAAATAGTACTCATTACGGTGCACATTACGTCGGAGATTAATCAAATTATACAACAATGGATAAAAGAACCGAACTAGAAATACAGCGAGACAAATATGAAGCTGTGATTGAAGAACGAGACGCGTTGATCAGCTCTTTGAGAGGTGAAAATGAAAAACTCAAACGAGATTTAGAATCAGAACGTGGATTTTATAGAGAGAAAGTTTCCCAATGTGATGATTTGAAGAAATTTATTGAATCGCAACGAAACTTAATGGACATAGTTTTGAAGAACAACCAAAGTATTCTCTAACCCTCACTAAAGTCAAACCAAACCGCCGGTTATCCGGTACCCAGTCCGGTCTTTGAGCCTGCCCTTGAAGGGAGACTGGGAACAACAGAGAAGAGTTCTTTGACATATTGGTAAAATGGTGTTTTGGAAGCTGACACATGCCGAAAGGGATTACTGACGTAGGCGGGCTTCTCAACGATATAATGCTGTGGTTAATGGTCAAGCCGTATCGTTGTAAAACTAAATCAGTTAGACGTTTGTCGGCAAATCGTGGCATTTGCTTTATGTATATAAAGGTGATGTAGCTTAGTTGGTTAGAGCGCATGTTTCTACATGAGGTCGGCGGTTCGAATCCGTTCATCACTTCAGTGTTTAATTGACGTTACAACTGCGTGTATATCTTATAAATTGCATAGGCTGTTAAACTAATAATAAAGAATAGAAATGAAATGTAGGAAATTGACTCACAAATTGCGAAGATTTTATTGCGTGGTACGGCTGGCGTTACGGTCATTTTGGAATTGTATAAGCTATAGAGGATATATTCTTCTACCCGTTTTTGAGCGTTGCGTATCATCACGTTGCTCATTGCTCGATTCTCGTATATGGTTATACACGAAAAAAGGATGGATAGTGCGTTTGAACATATTACCACCAATAGTAAAATTCGACTGCAAGCGTTGTTGGTTGAAAGATTGCTTAAAGAAACAAGTACAGCAAAAGTAGCAGATGCAACAGTCAACAGAGTGCTTTGGAGTCTGAAAGTCCATTCGATTTTTTTCTCTAAAGTTTCTTTGTAGTATGAAACTACTTTTTCTTCATTATTCATATTTTCTTGTTTTTTGATTTGACACTTCAAAAATAAGAAAATCCCCCGTTCCTTTTTTATTAGTGAATAATCTTGGAACGGGGGAAATTTATTAATCAATTAATAATCACATGATTCAAGTAACAATTAAAAACGATAGGAATGAGAATTTGGAAGATGCCACATTCTCATTGCATGTAGAGAATATGCCGATAAAATCAGCTAAAATAGTAGCCGAAAAGCTTCCTGCTATGATACAGAAAGCTTTTTGGGATTATGCAGATTGTAAAGTCGGGTTTAATCGAGATAAAAAGAGAGATAATGAATGAATTTCTTCACTTAATTTTTGATTATACGTCCCAAAGTTAAGTAAATCCTCCGAATAAAGCGTGATGCTGCCGATCGAATTGGTTCGGGGGAGCTTTTATTTTAAAATTAATCAGTATGGAAAAAGAAATAGAAAGACGCAGTATAATCAATGTTTTGCGAAACATGGACGTTGGTGCAATAGAAGTATTTCCTATCATTCAAAAAACGTCTGTTACTTACACTTTAAATGCTCGGCTTTATAAAGAAAAAGCTGAAGGAATGGTTTGGAAAACAAAGTCAGACGTAAAAAATATGCAGTTTATAGTAACTAGAATTGCGTAACTACCTTGTTTGTTGAGATGATTAGAGGTGAAATGGCTGAAATATTGCTAGATAATATTCTCCGTCTGTTTTCTACAGAAACGTTTGGAAAAGATAAGTCTGCGTATTATGTGGGTGGGGAAAAGAAATTGATGAATCTTATAGAAGCGGGTAAGATTGAAAGTGATAAGCCCGCTAATGTACAAAACGGCAAGTGGCATTGTAATGCTGCTCAAGTATTACTTCATTGCCGATGTGCGGGAAGGAAAGTTAAATCTAAAAAACGGAAGAAATGAAAAAGATTAAAGTGATACAGTATGCCATGATGTTCATTGCCTTATGGACAACACTGTATCTTATAGATAGCATTGAAGTTAGCAAGAAAGAATTTATTGCTGCTTTTGTATTGGTGACTGTCGTATCAGTGAATTATATCTGTTTTCGATACTACGAAGATAGGAAACAAAATAAAGATAGCCTGTGAAGGTCTGCATTGCTTAATTTTAGTATTTGTCATGTTTATTTAGCCCGGTTCGCCGGGCATCTGCCGGGATAGCCCAGTTGGTTAGAGCGCATGTTTCTACATGAGGTCAGCGGTTCGAATCCGTTTCCCGGCTCAACTCAATCAGAGTTAAGTAACCCGTGAGGGGGAAAATATATTTGCATTATATATACAATCAATGTAGCCGGAAGCGTCTGGCTACGACCTGAAGGAATGGCGGAATTGGTAGACGCAAGTATGCAGGTAGATTGAAGAAAGTCATACATAGGTAATCTGTCATCCCGGTTCGAGTCCGGGTTCCTTCACAGAGAATTTTTCTTTTTATGTTTAACTAATGTTGCCAGCGAAAAGGACGCTGTAGGGTTAAAGCCCCTGTTATTTGAGTTTTAATTGTTCTATACTATTCCGGTGTGCTTTGAACGGCTATCCGGAAGCAAGAAGCTCGTGAGAGTGCTATTTAATAGTTAATGTCGTGTTTTATTTTGTGTTTGTGTTCTAGGTGAATGGTTCGTGAGAATAGTTCACTTAAAACGGATGGCTGGTGTAATTGGCAGCATACGCAGATATGCGTGATGTGGGTTCGATCCCCACGCCATTCACCCTTCTGATCCTAATTAAATTATAGTAGTTCATGAGTTTTGTTTTGTGTTTGTGATTGGGGTGTATGGTCTGTGAGGATAGTGCACCTTTTTAATTAATCGGGCGGATATGTATATCGTTGGTTGAAACTGCGGTGAGGTGCACCAATATTCCGTGAGACCGGTTCGACTCCGGTTCCGTCCACTAGCATTTACATTATGTATAAATCAGGGAGCCGTACACCCTTCAAGCGTAGCCGTTCCATAAGGTACATTGGATTATTCATATTATTCTTATTTTTCTGCCTGTACAATATCGTACAGGCAGTTTTTACTACCTGAAAATGGCGTTAAAATGGCGAAGTTTCTGTTTGCTAAACTTGTCAATAACGATTACCTTTACTGATGTAATGAGCTAAAAGTCAAACCATTAATTTCAGAATTATGAAAGAATTAGTAACCATTCAGCAAAAGCTGAAAGCCCCCAAACGGCAGTATAATACTTTCGGTAAATACAAGTACCGTAGTTGTGAGGACATTCTTGAATCAGTGAAACCTGTTCTTGCTGAAACAAAATGTACATTAACTCTAAGTGATGAGATGATCGCAGTAGGTAACAGGATCTACGTAAAAGCAACTGTTACTTTGACTAATGACAAAGGAGAAAAAGAAATAACTACTGCTTTTGCAAGAGAAGAGGAAACAAAGAAAGGAATGGATGGGAGCCAAATTACTGGAGCTTCATCTTCTTATGCAAGAAAGTACGCTCTTAACGGTCTGTTTTGTATTGATGATGCGAAAGACAGCGATTCAACCAATACTCATGAGAAGGAAGATACACAACAGCCTGCAAAAACACCTGCTAACACTGCTCCTGTATATACAGGTGCTCAATTAAAAAATGCTATTGCTGACATGCTTGCCGTCAAAAGCAGAGCTGAACTTGAAAAAGTATGGTATGGCAATCCGGCTATGCAAAATGATAAAGAGTTTGTAAACGCCTGTATGAATATGGGCAAAATTTACCCGGCACAATGATAGAGTTAGTTAAATCGAGTGTGGTTTTCTCAGAAGAGAATCACACATATTTTCTTGGTGAAAAGCAGCTAAAAGGTATTACCGGAATGATTAGCCGGCAGTTATTTCCCAATAAGTATAAGGATATTCCAGAATACATATTGAAAAGAGCCGCTGAAAAAGGTAGTCGTATTCATGGACAATGCCAGTTTGCTGATGTAACAGGATTGCCACCCGAGAGTATTGAAGCTATTAATTATATCAGGGAAAGAGTAAATGCCGGATATAAGGCTTTTGCCAATGAGTACACTGTTTCAGACAATGAATATTTTGCATCGAATATTGATTGTGTTTGGGAAAAGGACGAAAAAATCAGTCTTGGTGACATCAAGACCACTGCAAGCCTTGACCGTGAGTATTTGAGTTGGCAGCTATCAATCTATGCCTATTTGTTTGAACTTCAAAATCCACTAATTAAAGTTGATAAACTGTTTGGCATTTGGTTACGTGGAAATAAGTCGGAATTAGTCGAGATTGAGCGTAAGCCGGATGCAGAGGTTAAGAGATTACTGGAATGTGAGATTAATGGTGAACACTTCTTACCTAATGCTCCTGTTCCCACTGATGGGAAACAGCTTATTCCTATGCAATTAGTAAATACTATTATTGATATAGAGGAACAGGCGAGTTATATCGCTGAAGTGCAGAAAGGTTACAAGGAACAACTTAAATCAGCCATGCGTGAGAATGGAGTCAAATCATGGGACGCTGGCCGATTGCGTGTTAGCTATACTCCCTCTTCAACGGGTAAGAGTTTTGATACAAAGAAATTTCAGGAAGATCACCCGGAACTATATTCTCAATATTTAAAAACATCAACTAAAGCGGATAGTATTCGTGTAACTATAAGGGAGGAAGGAAAATGAGTGTCAATAAAGTAATTCTTATTGGGCGTGCCGGTAAAGATCCAGACGTGAGAACATTGGACGGTGGAGCAAAAGTAGCTTCTTTATCTTTTGCCACAACAGATAAGGCGTACACCTTACAAAATGGAACCCAGGTGCCGGAACGTACAGAATGGCATAATCTTATTTTTTGGAATAAGACTGCTGAAATAGTTGAGAAGTATGTCCATAAAGGAGATAAGTTGTATATAGAAGGTAAGTTACGCACTCGTAATTATGACGATAGCAAAGGAGTTAAGCGCTACATAACTGAAGTCTTTGTTGATAGTATCGAGATGCTTACACCGAAGGTTCAGCAACAGGCTGCTCCTGTACCTCCACCATTACCAACGCAGCAGCCTACACAGAGACAACAACAGGTACAACAGCCTGCATATCAGCAACAGCAATTCCAACAGGCACCACCGCCTAATGATTTACCATTCTAAAATATGGCAGAAGCTATTCTAACAAAACAAAATGGGGTAGTCACAATGGATAAGTCGTTTGACTACCTCTGTTCCACGCTCAAAAATGGAACTTACACAGTAAGTATCAAGAGAAAGGTAGAACCGCGTACCCTGTCGCAGAATGCGCTCATGTGGCTGTGGTTTGCCTGCATTGAGAGGGAGACAGGCACGGATAAGTTAGATGTTCATGATTACTATTGCCGGAAGTTTCTTCCACGGCAAATATGTATGAATGGAAATATTGTTTCGGTTGTTGGAAGTACTTCTAAATTGAATACGATCCAAATGAAAACTTTCATGGATAAGGTTCAGGCTGATGCTGCCACCGAATTAGGAATCAATTTGCCATTGCCTGTTGACCAGTACTATAAAGATTTTATTAATGAATACCTGCATAGGTAAGTATTAACTAAAAGTTTAATTAAAATGGATTTGAATATTTCAAAAGCAAAATTGACCAAAAAGGGATGTCTTGAAGTGGTCTATGCAGACAAGGAGGGAAACGATATTGTTTTCAAGGGGATTAATCCTGTTCATCCGGATTTGAAGGATTCGCTAAACAAGCTCATACCCTACATTGTCGATATTACAGAACAGAAAGAATCCCAGTACATTAATTGGGAACGTCCAGAGTCATGTCTTGAAGATGAGTTCTTCAAAAAGTTCAATGTAACCGGCGTTAGCATTGGTGGTGACTCTTCTTTTGAGGTTTGTGTGTTGACAGGTAAGCGAACCCTTATGACGAGCAAAGTCCTTAATCTTTGTTCTCCTGGTATTGGATTCGATCCGGACAATGAATCGTATGTGCATTGTGAGGAGTTTCGTGATGCTGTTTACAATTTCTTGTATGAAGCAGAACTCTATGTTACAGAGAATAAATGTTCAGAGATTCAAAAGGAGTTCGAGTTTAAAGATGGTGATGACCCATTTGGGAAAACAGATGAAGCTGCTGATGCATTAAATGAGGATGGTGATGATAATGATATACTCTCAACTGTTGAACATCAAGAATTAGTATTAGAACCTGCTTCATGAAACCAATCTATGTGACTAAGACGCCCAATCTGTATCGGATTCAGTTCGAGTATCACCCAAAGCTGGTCGAGGTCATAAAGATGATACCAAGTAAGCCACGCTATGACGGGACAGACCGGGCGTGGCTTGTTAGTATCAATGATGCGCGTTATCCTGCTGGACGTGACGCCAATTGGTATGTGAGAGCTTTTTCGCAATGGGCTGTTCAGATGCGTTATTGTTCTACTGTCAAGGAACGTGAGGTTACTGAAGATATTAATTATGATATTCCTCCGATGAAACCTTTTGTCGGTGAACACTATATGTTACTTCAACCTTACGAGTATCAACTTGAGGGAGTACAGTATGCAATAGAGCACAAACGCTGTTTTTTCGGTGACCAGCCCGGATTAGGTAAAACATTGCAAGCTATATGTGCAGTTGTTAAGGCACATAAAGAAGCACCCATTTACGGTGAATCTTTTCCAGTACTTGTAATTTGCCCTGCTGCATTGAAAGTCAACTGGCAACGTGAATTCAAGAAATTCGCAGGGATTAACGCCATTATACTTGATGACAGAAACCGGCAGTCCTGGCAGTCCTTTTATGAATGTATGAGGTCAGATGGTAGTCCTCTATGTGAAGTATTCATTACTAATTACGAGTCATTGAACAAGTTCTTTGTGAGGTCTGTAAATAAGGAATCCAAGTTCACAATGAAGAGTATTGCTTTCGATCAGCGTGTTTCTTTGTTCAGGTCTGTTATCATTGACGAATCTCATAAATGCAAATCAAGTAAGACACAGCAAGGAAAGTTTGTAGAAGGCATCTGCAAAGGAAAACGTTATGTATTCGCATTGACCGGTACTCCTGTAGTCAACAATAATACAGACTTGATACAACAGTTGAAAATATTAGGTCGATTAGAGGACTTTGGAGGTTATAGCCGGTATGTTGAAAGGTATTGTGATGGTCCCAAACAGGCATCCAACGTTAAAGAGCTAAATTGGCGACTATGGAATACTTGCTTTTTTCGTCGTGAGAAGTCAAAGGTGCTTACACAACTTCCGGACAAGACCCGTCAATACTTGACAGTTGATATCACTACCACCAAAGAGTATAAGGCTGCCGAGGCTGATATGGTAAAATACTTGAAGAAGTACAAGAATGCTTCGGACGAACAAGTGCAGAAATCAATGAATGGTGCCGTCATGGTGCAGATGCAGCTTTTAAAACAGATATCCGCCAGAGGTAAAATCAAGGCTGTTTGTGAATTTGTCCATGATGTTATCGACGGTGGTGAGAAGCTGATACTTTTCGGTTACTTGAAAGAAGTTGTAGCAGAACTGAAAAAGGAATTTCCTAAAGCTGTAACTGTAACAGGTTCCGATAATGTCAACCAAAAGCAATATGCCGTTGACTCTTTCCAAAATAATCCGGATTGTAAACTGATTATTCTGAATTTCAAATCGGGCGGTACCGGGCTTACTTTGACGGCTGCCAGTCGAGTAGCATTTATTGAATTCCCATGGACGTTCAGTGATTGCGAACAGGCAGAAGATCGGGCGCACCGTAACGGTCAGAAGAACAACGTTAACTGCTATTACTTCTTAGGTAAGGATACTATCGACAAGTATATGTATGATGTGATTCAAACAAAGAAGAACATTGCCAACGGTGTTACCGGTACGGACGATCAAGTAGAAGAGAATATGGTGAATCTTGCAATGGACTTGTTTAGGGATAAATTATGAAGCTGTTTAGATTAGTTATAAATGGGCAGAAAACTCATATTCAGGAATACAAGAAAGAAATGTTGTTCGGTCCTGAATGGGAAACCTTAATATCCTTTGTCGGTTGCAGGAACAGGTGTAAACAAATCGTTGACCTTCTAAATGAATGTGCTACGATTTCAAAAAACAAGCAGAAAAATGACTGAAGAAGATATTCGTAAATTGGAGGTGAAATATTCTGAAACTAAGATACAACACATTTGTGTAACTTGGTTCAGAGAAACGTTTCCCAATGTAGGCCCTTTACTCTTTGCTATACCAAACGGCGGCGTCAGAACAAAGAAAAGCGGTGCTATGCGCAAATATGAAGGTGCCATCGCTGGTGTTGCTGACTTGATTCTGCTTTTTCCTCGCGGTGGTAAGAGCAGTCTTTGCATAGAGATGAAAACTCCACATGTAAAAGGTAAACGTGCTGGAACGCAGTCTGATGAGCAAAAAGAGTGGCAGGCATTGGTAGAGAAATATGGTAGTGTATATGTCGTTTGTCATGGGTTGATTGAGTTCATTAATAGCATTTGCTATTATCTGAAAGCTGATCCTCAGCCTTATATAAACAATGTCTTACGGAATTATTATAAATTGATATGACTTATATTGAACTTATCAATAGGTTTTGGGAACTTGACGAAAGCTGGCAATTTTCCTGCTGTGAAACGAGGCTTTATTTTTACTTGCTAAAAATTGCGAATCGTTTAGGCTGGGAGGATAACTGGACACGTAGTGATACAAAGGTGTCATCTGACGTGGGAGTGTCTGTAAAAGTATTCAAGTCCGCCCGAAATAGATTAGTTCAAGCAGGTCTTATTGAATGTAAACAAGGCAATGGAAGAGGCAATAAATCAACGTATTCTATCAAAGGTGTACAAAAAGGTATGCAAAATATACCACCTTTACGGCATCCTTTAGGGACACCTTTAGGGTACCCTTTAGGTACACCTTTTCAAGAAAGTTCCCCCATACCCCCTAAAGAAGAATATAAGACAGAGACAAAGACAAAGAAAGAACCCCCTAAAGGGGGTAAGAAAGAAAGTAGCTCTGGCGAGCTTTTCCCATCCTCTAAACCGGAGAAACCTAAAAGAGTCGCAAAAGAATTTATTGCTCCTACGCTTGATGAGGTTATTCAACACTTCATCAAGCAAAATGCTCCGGAACGGTTAGATGATTGGCAAGAGCAAGCAGAAATATTCTTCAATCACTTTGACTCGATAGGGTGGAAGAATGCCAATGGAGTGAAAATAGAGCGGTGGGATTCCAAAGCAAACCTTTGGATACTGGATCGTATTCGTGAAAATCGAAAAAATGAATTAGACCATGACGGAAGAGGAAAAGAATTTATCAAGCAAACTTCAAAATTTGATGGAGAAGGAAGCCGGAAAGCGCAAGCTGACGCTCCAACAGATAGAGAATCTGATACAAAGGCACAAGGAAAGTATTCAGGACGTTTCTGAATATGACTTAACTGACACGCAAGAGTATTACAGCCATTGGAATTTAATATCTAACCTTGGTACAGATTATACAGAACGGGAGTTTAGAAAATTTGATGTTGATGAAAACAACTCTAAACTAATTCAGTTTCTTCTGTACTACTTCAACGGATGCCGGTATGCTCAAAATGTGTTTCCGGAAGAGAATTACAAAGTTCATAAGAATCTTTTGCTCGTTGGTGAACCAGGTACCGGGAAAACAATGTTGATGCAGATTTTTGCAGATTATTTGAAACTCACTTGTAACTCCAATGCTTTTGAAAACTTGTCTGTTACTCAAATGATGAATTATTATAAAATTCACGGGCATATTGACTTGTACACTTACAATGAGAATCAATCTAAAGGGTTTAAACCAAATCCCTTTAATATCTGCTTGAATGATATCGGTCTGGAAACGGAAAATCAAAAATCGTATGGTACCAGCCTCGATTCGGTTATTGATGAATTTCTTTATGCCCGGTATGAGATTTTTCAACAATACGGCAAGAAGTATCATATAACATCGAATCTTGGCATAGCCGAATTTAAGAAACGTTTCGGGCCAAGATTAGTGGATCGCTTTAAAACGTTTAATGTTCTCCCTCTATGTGGTGAGAGCCGTAGAATATAGCTACTATGAAAGTTGTAATTTACTGGGTTACTAAAGATCCGGATAAAATTGTTCGTATCAGAGAGCGTTTCGGCATTGGAACTTATCGAAGTGTGAACGGTGAAACTCCTGCTGAAATACGAGAAGAAGATATGGAACTTCTTCGGGAAACTGAAAGAAGAGGATTTATTCAAATACGTAATAAACCTCAATAAAAATGGCGTTAAAATGGCGAAGTTTCTGTTTGCTAAACTTGTCATTTTATGATAACTTTACTGATGTAATAAACTAAAAGTCAAACCAATATAATTAAATTATGGAAGTACAAAACATTAGAATTGACCTTATCAGTCCTTCTCCTTTGAATCCGAGAAAGACGTTTGATGAAGCAGCTCTTCAAGAGCTTGCAAGCAACATTGAAAAGCAAGGTTTATTGCAACCTATCACTGTCAGAGTTGCTAAATCCGAGGAGATGACTAACCTAGAAACCGGAGATGTTACCCCACTACCTTACACATACGAAATTGTTTGCGGTGAGCGTCGTTTCCGGGCTGTGTCACTTTTGAAAGCAAAGGAAGATGAAGCGAATGTTGCAAAAATCAAAGCCCATCGAAAAAAGTCGGAAAAATTTCAGACAATATCCTGCATTGTCAGAGAAATGACAGATGATGAGGCTTTTGAAGCGATGATTACCGAGAATCTTCAAAGAAAAGATGTTGATCCCATCGAAGAAGCTTTTGCCTTTACGCAGTTGGCTGAAAAAGGACGAACTTTGGAAGATATCGCTCTTAAAATAGGAAAGTCTACCCGGTTTGTTTTTGACCGTATTAAATTGAATTCTCTTATTCCTGAACTAAAAGAGCGGGTAAGAAATGGAGATATACCATTGTCCGGTGCTATGATTCTTTCTAAATTGGATGAAGATACTCAAAAAGAGTTTCATGAGGAGGAGGAAGAACAATGTACTACTGCTATGATTCGAGAATTTGTGAGTAATTCTTTCATGGAGCTTGGTAACGCACCTTGGATTAAAGATGATTCCGATAATTGGGAAAATACCGATATTAAATCATGTTCTCAATGTGAGAATAATACGTGTAATCATGGTTGTTTGTTCTATGAAATGAATAGTAAGGATGCTAGATGTATCAATGCTGCTTGCTATGAGAAAAAACAGATTGCTTATGTGACGCGGAAAATTCAACTAGAATATGAACATCTTGTTAAAGTTGGCGAACCTCTTTCATTTGGAAAAACAGTAATTATCGCTAGACGTCCCGATACATATTGGGGAGAAGATAGAAAGGTTTTCTATGAAAAAACTTTGGAAGCTGTTAAACAACTTGGATTTGAAATAGTTGATCCTGATGAAATCTTTAGATGTAAGTGCTGGTATTCAGAAGATGATGAACGCACTTTGAAAATGCTTGAAGATGGAGAAGTTTATCGTTGTCTTTCATTTTTTGGACATTATTCTCCCGAATTTAACGTTAGTTTCTATTATGTTAGAAAAGCAACGGCTTCCTCTACTTCCGCCGTTGCCGATCTAAAAGAGATAGAAAGGGAAAAAATAAACGCCCAATTAAAAAGAGCGAAGGATATAGTCAAGGAGAAGTCTGCTGAAGAAATGCGTAAGTGGGCGCAAGAGAAAACATATTATCAGAGAACAAAAGAATTCTCTGAAAATGAACAACTTGTTTTTGATGTGCTGGTTCTTAGCGGTTGTAGCAGTACTTATCTTGAAAAACTGAATTTGAAAAAATGGAATGGTGAGAGTGATTTTGTAAATTATGTCAAAAACAACCAAGCTGACCGACACCAATGGTATAGAGCCTTTATTGCTGAATGCTTATCATCGAATAATGTGAATTTCTGCTCCTATTTGCAAAAGTGTCAGAAAATTCTTTTTGCAGAACAATATCCGGATGATTTCAAAGCGCTCTCTAAGAAACTTGCGGATTCATATGATAAGAAAGAAAAGAAGCTCAAAGAAAGATTGAAAGAGCTAAATAACGATAACACAGAGGAAGCCTAACGGTTTCCTCTCTTTCTTGATATGCTTATGAGAACTTGGACTAATGAGCAACTCGCTATACTTGATAGCGAGTATCCAACTGCTAATTTAAAAGAGCTTGCTGGTCGCCTGGACAAAACACCTGAGGCTGTGAAGGCAAAAGCCTTAATACGTAAATTAAAACGTTCGCCAGACGTGAGGGTTTGGAGTCCGGTTAAAAGACAAAAGCTAATAGCTCTTTATCCCGATCATACCAATCTTGAAATAGCTTCGATGCTTGGTTCAACTGAAAGTGCGGTTGCTGGTATGGCTTTCAAACTAAAATTGAGAAAATCTGCAAAGTTCTTATTTGAACATTCCTCAAAGGGTTTCTTCCCCAAAGGGCACCAACCAATGAATAAAGGACGCAAGCAAACGGAATACATGTCTGATGCTCAAATTGAAAAAACGAAAGCTACACGTTTCAAAAAGGGATGTATCCCAAAGAACCATAAAGAAGTTGGATATGAACGTATAACCCGTGATGGTTACATTGAAGTGAAAACTGCTGAACCGAATGTCTTTGAGCTTAAACACCGGCTTGTATGGATTGAGCATAATGGTGAAATACCTCCTGGGTACAATATTCAGTTCAAAGATGGAAATAAGCAGAATATTTGTATAGATAACTTATACATGATTAGTCGTTCTGAACAAATGAAAACCCAAAATTCAATGTATGCCCGGTACCCGGAAGATGTTCAGTATCTCATCAAGCTAAAAGGAGCTTTGAGTAGACAGATTAATAAAGCAACAAAAAAAAATGAATCATGATTGATGGAGCAATAGATAGATTGAAAGAAATGGTTAATAAACCGTTCCTTTATCAGAATGAAGAAGTAGTAATTCTCAATTACTGTGACGGTACCGGTGATGATGGTACCGAAGTTGAGATATACTTGAATAATGGCAAAGTGTTAGTGTTTAGTATGTTTGATTTGGCTTCCAAGTTGAACCGTTTCCGGCCAATAACAAATACAGTTGTCGTGTTGGCAAATGAACGGTTGAATAAGGTGTCTACAGTGAACCCTACCATTTTACAAGATTTGAGGAATTTGGTTCTTCAACAAATTAAGGATGTGAAAGAAGATCCTAGTAAAGTGAGCCAAGCAAAACAAGTTTTCCAAGGGGTTAATACCGTAATCAATCTTGCTAAGACAGAATTAGAGTACAGGAAATATTTAGATACAACAGACCCCTCAAAATAAATAATAGTATGCTGATAGATAAAGAATATGTTCATTGGTTTCGCATCAGAGGCCAACCTAATAGAATCGTGTGAGATTATTCATAGTCTAACAATTTAACCCGATCGATATGATAACATTGAATAGGTTTGCCCAGAGATGCTTGAATATCATGAGGAAACGCTTTAAGATGAATGAGCATAGCTCAAGAAAAGCGTTTAGCATAAGAATTGAAGCCGTTTGGAGAAAATTCGATATTGCTTCTAAATATAGGAGTGATAATCTTCCTAAATATTCGGAAGATGAAGAATTGGCAGCCGAGATGATAATTTACCTTGTTGCCTATTTAAAAAGATTTGGTTGTGAGGACATTGAACAGCTTATCAAAGATAAGATAGAGTTCGATGATAGAAAAAATGATTAGGTGTTGTTACTGACTGTTTGTGTTGTTGATTTTGTGTTGTTGATTTTAATATAGTTAGTTATGACAGAGATTATTCAAGTCTGCCTACTTGATTTTAATAAGGGGCAGCTCACGGGATTGCCGAAAAATCCACGTTTTTTTCGTGATTACCGCTTTGAAGCGATGAAGAAAAGCATTCAGGATTCGCCAGAGATGCTTGAGCTTCGAGAACTTATAGTTTTTCCCTACAATGATGGCAGATATATTGTTGTTTGTGGTAATTTACGTTTGCGAGCTTGCAAGGAGTTAGGTTATAAAGAACTGCCTTGTAAAATTCTGGCACCTGATACCCCCGTTAAGAAGTTGAGGGAATATGCCACTAAAGATAATGTCAATTTTGGTGAGAATGATTTGGACGTTATGGAAAACGAGTGGAATAAGGCGGAACTCCAAGATTGGGGCATCGAATTTGCCCCGGAGAAGAAAGAGGATGAATTTAAAGAGCGCTTCGATGCCATCACGGATGATACAGCCATTTATCCTCTCATTCCAAAGTATGACGAAAAACATGAGTTGTTTATCATCACCTCAAGTAATGAGGTAGATAGCAACTGGCTTCGTGAAAGGCTGGATATGCAGCACATGAAGTCGTACAAGACCGGGAAAGTAAGTAAGAGTAATGTAATCGACATAAAAGACGTTCGCCATGCCTTGCAAAATAGTAATACCAAGTCATAAACGCCATGACCGGGTGTTCGCTAAAAAGTTGGTGAACGATCCTATCATTTGCGTTGCTGAAAGTCAAGCTGACTTATATCAACAATTTAACCCGGAATGTGAAATTGTTACTCATCCTGACGATGTTATGGGCCTCATCCCGAAACGTAACTGGATGGCAAAGCATTTTGGAGAACTTTTCATGCTTGATGATGATGTCCATGCCTGCAAACCTATTTATGTGGAAAAAGGAGAACCTAGCCGGATAAAGGATAAAGATAAGATAACCAATATCATTCAGTCATTATTTGAGATGGCCAGTATGATGGATGTACATCTGTTTGGCTTCACCGCTCGGATATCGCCGGTAATGTATGATGAATCCGCTTTTCTTTCTCTTTCGAAAATGATAACCGGTTGCAGTTATGGAGTAATCTATAACAAAAACACTTGGTGGAATGAGGAAATACGTTTGAAGGAAGATTTTTGGATTTCTTGTTACATGAAGTACAAAGAACGTAAGGTTTTAACCGATTTGCGGTATAATTTTGAGCAAAAGAACACTTTTGTAAACGCTGGTGGGCTTGCTTCTATAAGGAATCAGGAAGAGGAACGTAAATCTATCCTCTTTATCAAAAAGAATTTTGGTGATAGTATTTTGCTAAAGAGTGCAACCACTAATGGGAAAGACAAAACAAAGCAGCTCGTTCAATATAATATATCATGCAAATTCAAATTCTAATAGTCTGTAAAAAAGGCGTTTAAATGGCGTCCATTCTGTTTGTCATATTCGCCTTTTTTAGCTAATTTTACTGATGTAATAAACTAAAAGTCAAACCATTAAATTAGAATTATGATTATAAGAACAGTTTGCGGATATGATTTCTTTGAGGTGAGTTCTGCAATGCAGAAAGCCATTAGGCGAGCCGACACCGGGGTAGCCGGCTTTTTTGCATTGGAACTTTGGGCGAGTGGGTACCGCGACTATGTGTGGAAGCGTCTGTTTACCATTAGTGCTGAAGATTGCTATGGAATCATTACTAAAGAGATAGAAGCATTGTGGCAGGGGCATGAGCTGGTAAACAAGACTGCTACTGAACCCAAAGGGAGGATATTTGTCAGTAAAGCTGTTATTCTCCTTTGTGAATGTAGAAAGAATCGTGATGCGGATCATTTGCAAAACTTCATCTATGATAGAAAGGATATTGATATAGAAAAGTGGATAAATGATGTCAGGCGTTACCCTATTCCTATTCCAGATTACACTTTCGATGTACATACACGAAAGGGTAAAAAACATGGGAGAACCAAAGAAGAATTCTTTCAGGAAGAATACAAGGCGTTACAACCTCGTGTTCCTGGTTTATTCGATGATTTGGTTCAACCCAGTCAACCAAAGTTATTTAATGATGAAACCACGGCTAAGTAGCTGTGGTTTCTCATTTTTCATATAAGTCAAACCAATTTAATTAAAAAAATGAACACGTATTACAAATTTGCGCCAAATGTATTTTTGGCAAAGTGTGATGAGAAGCACGAAAAAGGTGAAACTATTGAAGTTACCACCAAGTATGGAAAAGAAAATGAATGTATTGTTTTCAACCTCATTTACGAACGTGATGGATTCTATTACTACTCAATCGTACGGGCTGATGGCTTTAATGTGCAAGAGTGGGCCAAACAAAGAGCTGAACGTCGTCATGAATGGGCTACATCTGCTGTACAGAAAAGCTGTGAATATTACAACAAGTCCAATAAAGATAAGGATTTTCTTTCTCTAGGTGAGCCTATCAAAGTGGGACATCATAGCGAGAAGCGACACAGAAAAGCGATAGATGATGCGTGGAACAATATGGGGAAAAGCGTTGAGTTTAGCGATAAGGCTGCCGAACATGAAAGAGTTGCGAAGTATTGGGAAAAAAGGGCTAATACGATAAACTTGTCCATGCCGGAAAGTATAGATTTCTATGAACATAAGTTGGAACAAGCAAAAGAATATCACGAAGGATTGAAGTCCGGTAAGTACCGACGCGAGCATACATACGCTATGGCTTATGCCAATAAAGCAGTAAAAGAGGCTAAAAAAAATTATGACCTTGCAGTAAAGCTGTGGGGCGATGTTTAATAATTTGTAGTATTTCAAATAATTTACTATGAGAGAATTATCAAAAGAAACCTCATTACAAAGGGTAATGAGGGCTTCAGGTCGTGTACCTGTACAATGCTCATGCAGTGTTTGTAAACAACAATGTCATACGCCATGTTTAGGTACTCCTGATGATATTGAACGAATTATTGATGCAGGTTATGCCGACAGGTTAGCGCTGACGAACTGGGCTGCTGGTATATTCTTAGGGGTTATTAATATTGCTATTCCGATGATTCAGCCCGTTGCTGGTAAGGAGTATTGTGCTTTTTTCGAGAATGGACTGTGTATCTTACATGATAAGGGTTTGAAGCCCACTGAAGGACGTTTGTCTCATCACACAGTCAGGAAGGATAACTTCAATCCTGCTATGAGTATTGCTTGGAACGTTGCAAAAGAATGGCTGATGCCGGAGAATGAGGATGTACTTTCTCGTGTAGTAAATAAATTCTTGAATGCGAGGAAGCCATGAATGTGTGTCAATCAATACCTCGTAGAAATTGTAAAGTGTTTGCTAAATGTGGAGCAAAATCCTTATCACATTGCCGGCGGCACCGCGAAACTGATGAGAAGTGTAAAAGTTGTACTCTAATTCGTCGTAAGCCGCGTAATCGGATTATAGATGATTCAGGACGTGAAATGAAAAAATGTACCCATTGCGGAAATTACTTCTACTTGAACCGGTTCTACAATCGTATAGTGGTGAGAAAAGGTAAGGAATATCATTTGTTGACTTCCTGGTGCCGTATGTGTATGTCACAGATTAATAATCAGAGGGCAAAGAAGAAAAAGTGACTTGTCTATTAAATTTTTTGTATGAAATATTATGCTTCAGTCAGCTTTGGAAAGGATTCCTTGGCAATGCTTTTCATGCTAATAGCCCTTCAGTTTGCAGTCCAGGGACTTGCAGATGAAGTCGTTTTCTATGATACAGGTATGGAATTTCAGGCAATCTATAACACTCGTGATGCTGTTCTTCCAATTCTTAAAAAACTTGGCATTAAATATACAGAACTGCATCCGGAGCAACCTTTTCTTTGGACAATGTTTGAAAGGCCGGTTAAGAAAAGAGGGACCAATATTATCCATAAAAAAGGATATAGTTGGTGTGGGGGAACATGCCGGTGGGGAACGAGTGAAAAACTTCGTACATTGAAAGCTCACACAAAAGACGGAATTGATTATGTCGGTATTGCTGCCGATGAGACCCATCGCTTTGAAAAGGAAAAACGACCAAAGCGGGTTTTACCACTTCGTGATTGGGGCATTACTGAAGCAGATGCACTCCAGTATTGTTACACAAAAGGCTTTGTTTGGCATGAGGATGGAGTAAGGCTATATGAACTACTTGATCGTGTGAGTTGCTGGTGTTGTGGAAATAAGAACTTGAAGGAGTTGAAGAATATGTATTTGTACCTTCCATGGTATTGGAAAAAGCTGAAAGAACTTCAGTTAAATACCGATAGGCCCTATCGGCGTAATAGTGGAGAAACCATTTTTGATTTAGAGGAAAGATTTAAACGTGAAATGCAACAAAAATAGTTATTATGATTCCCTTATGTATAAATGGAAAAGATTATTATGATCGAGAAGAAGCACTTGCTGCCTGGTTCGAGGAATGGTTAATGAAACAAGACTTTGAGCAAGATCTTATTGATCGAGAGCTGGAACTTGAATATCGAAAGACTCATCCTGATTGGAACACTCCTTATGTGATGTATGGTGTTCGTAAAAAACATAAGTGTATCCAAAAGAATGAAATTGCCGTGTTTTATGACTTGTTACCGAGACAAAAGCGTACTCGTACTGCTGAAACACATTGGTATAAAGTATTGTACAAGAGAAAGGCCACTCCTGAAGAAGTTGAGTCACTCAAGGCTGGGGAATATACCCGTAGATATTTGGTGTATTCCCTGTTTATTGAGAAGAAAATGACTCTTGACAAGGCTTTATCTCTTATAGTTGCCGATGATAAATTATTAGGAATTGCTGATAATACCATCTCTGAAATTGTAACAGCCTTTGAGACTTTCTTTAACCGTAAATTTAGAATTTATAAACCCGAGTTTACAACTCAACTTAATTTATTTACAGATTAATATGAAAACAACAATTATTTCATGTGTGATTTTGTTTGTGTTCCTGCTATATGTAGGACACTTTTCTATAACAATCAAGCCGTTCACAGTCCAACTTCCATACTGGCATCGTTCGCTCGGACTGTTTTTGTTGATCCTCTCTTTTATAGTGTATAATGCCGGTGAACATGCAAAAGGCTATCTTGATGGATTAAGAGAGAGTGAGAGAATAATACTTGAATTGTTGAAGAAAAAGACCGAGTAAAATGGCGTTAAAATGGCGAAGATTCTGTTTGCTAAACTTGTCAATAACGATTACCTTTATAGACGTAAAGCATTAAAAGTCAATCAACATGAAGAGGAATGAAAAAATAGAAAAATTAGAAAGACTAGGTATTTTCAATCAATGGAAATATAATACAGAAAGAGCAAATGAGACATTTAATATTGAGTGTCCTGACTTCTCAATGACAAATGAAGAACGGATGAACAATTTGTTAGATGTTGATTGCTGCTTTTATCGGTTTCTAGCTATTTCATTCCCTTTTTATAATACTCCTGAAGGTGCTGTTTTTTGGGAGAATATTGCAAAAAAATAATCGAACTTAATTGAATTGAAATTATGAGTAAAAAAGATTTAATAGAGCAGAACATCACAAGAGTTCAAGAATATGTGAGGGAACTGATTGAAGATGCAAAGTGGAATAATGGTGTTTCGGAAACTCTTGAATCTACTTCAATAATTGTAGGTAATAGTGATGATATCTATGATTTTGCAATTTTATTTGCTTCTAATAGTGAATGTGTTTATTGTGAATTCATAGATAGTAAAATAGAGTACATTGATTGTGAATTAGATTGTGAAATATGCCAATTTGAAGGAAGAATAATTTTTCAATATATAAACGGAAAATTTCATAATCCTGCTAGTCAAATTATCGAACTATCAAAGTTGCTGATGAAAGGCGAATTAAGAGACACAAAAAGTATCTTTTGTTCTATGGTACTTCGATTAATGGATACTGAAGAATACAGTAACAATTATTGTAAATCTTTGGATTTAGTTCTGAGGCTGTTTCCTGAAATAGATGGAGAATTATTAGAAAAGGAATTGGATAGATATATTTAAGCATTACAAGGATGAGTAAAATGAATTTAAATGAATTAAGAGACAAAGCATATAAAACAGCTTGTGAACATGGGGTTCACGATCAAGAGCTAAGTAACAATCATTTTCTTTGCCTTGTGATTTCTGAACTGATGGAAGCTGTGGAAGCAGATAGAAAAGGAAGGCGTGCTAATGTTGATCGGTATAATAAGAAGATTGCTAACAGCCGCATTTGTCAAGGATTGGATTCTGACATTCCCAAAGAGCGCGGTTACGAAGTTGCATATAACGAAACCATTAAAGGTTCAATCGAAGAAGAATTAGCTGATGCTGTTATCCGCTTGCTTGATCTTGCAGGACTTCGAGGAATAAGCCTTGAACTTGCCAACGGAGATATTGATGACTGTATTGAAGATATGGCAGAAGCCTGTAAAGGCGAAAGTTTTACCGAATCAATCTATTCCATCTCTACACTTCCCGTTAGATATGACGGAATATTTGATTTTTCTACAGCCGTGAATGATATGATACTATCTATTTTCGGGCTTGCCAAGCACTTAGATGTAGACCTGTTTTGGCACATCGAGCAGAAAATGAAGTATAACGAACTCCGTGAAAAGATGCACGGGAAGAAGTATTAACTCTCATAACAAAAAAATGGATGATAAACGAAAACAAATATTGGTAGATTACATATCCTACCTGTATACGACGGGTAGGAGCTATGATAGCATCGGGAAATACATCAAATATGTGACTGATTTTCTTGAAAATTCCGAAGAAATCAATCGTCGTGGTTATTATAAATATAAACATAAAAATGCTGATGCTATGGTGCGCCATTCGTTTATGTGTGAGGCTGTTTGTGATTTATTGTCTTATCTTAAAATCGGATATGGCCGACGGGAAAAGGCTGTAAAACCTTTGGAGAAACTTGAGGTTATTTCAGAGAAGAATAAGAAACTGCTTAATGATTTTATAATATGGTTGACTGATAACAATGATTATTCCTCTCACACAATTGATGTCTATTATACCTCGTTGAGAAAATATTTTGAATACGCCAATGAACTAAATATGGATAATTGCAGACGATTTATAAAAAGCCTTGAAGAGGAAAAACTTTCTCCAGCTACCATTCGATTACGTATTACAGCCATTGAGAAGTTCTCCAAATGGGTGAAGAAACCTATTGAACTGAAACGACCTAGAATGAAACGCAAGTTGGATGTAAACAATGTACCGACAGAAGAGGAATATAATAGGTTACTGGAGTATCTGAAAACAAAACTCAACAAGGATTACTATTTCTTCATTAAGGTATTGGGTACTACAGGAGCTCGGCTCTCGGAGTTTCAGCAATTCACGTGGGAGGATATAGCGGCCGGCGAAGTTGTTTTGAAAGGGAAAGGGAACAAGTATCGGCGTTTCTTTTTCCAAAAGCAATTGCAGAGGGAAGTGAAGGACTATATAAAGGAGACAGGAAAGTCCGGTACTCTTGCTGTTGGGAGATTCGGGCCGTTGACTCAAAGAGGTCTTTCACAGCATCTGAAAGTATGGGGTAAACATTGTGGTATCGATTCGAAAAAAATGCACGCTCACGCCTTCCGGCACTTCTTTGCTAAAATGTTCCTGAAGAAAACCAAAGATGTAATTCAATTAGCAGACCTTCTTGGTCATGGTAGTGTAGATACAACAAGAATTTATTTACAAAAAAGTTATGATGAACAACAAAGAGACTTTAATAAAAACGTTACGTGGTAGTGTAGCCCAGCTCAATGAATTGTCGGAGATGACTGAAGGCATAGATGTTTATGACGCTGCCGGATATGTTGATACTGAATTTCTTATGGAAGCGCTTTCCTGTGTTAATACTTTTATGGATGCGAGTAATATGGTTATTGCGAAAATATCTTCACTGTTAGCGCCGGATGTTCCGATGGATGAAAAGAAAAAACAGGCTGACGAAGGCAAAAAATGGAATGTGGAAGAAATACTGAAGCATTGTACTCTTGAGAACAATATCCTCAAACTTCCTCAAGTTCAATTCAGTAAAAAATCTTATGCCGAAGCAAAGAAGTGGATAGAAGAAGCCGGCGGCTCATGGCAAGGTGGGAAGGTACAAGGTTTCACATTCCCGTTTAATCCGAAACGTGTGTTTTCCGTTTTGAAAGAGGGTAAACGGTGCAACCTACAGCAGGATTACCAGTTTTTTGAAACTCCGGCCGATGTTGCCGACTGGCTGGTTATGCTTGCCGGAGGGATATATGAGGATGATACGGTACTGGAGCCGAGTGCCGGCCGCGGTGCTCTCATTAAAGCCATTCATAGGGCTTGTCCTTCCGTAACAGTGGAATGCTATGAACTGATGCCAGAAAACAGAGAATTTCTTCACACCCTTAACAACGTAATATTGCTTGATGAAGATTTCACCAAAGACAGTGTAGGTAGTTACACTAAGATTATTGCAAATCCTCCGTTTTCCGCTAATCAGGATATAGAGCATGTCAGGCTTATGTATGATCGATTGGAAGAAGGCGGCACGCTTGCAGCAATAACCAGCCAACACTGGAAATTCGCTTCGGAAAAGAAATGTATTGATTTCCGCAACTGGCTGAAAGAAGTACATGGAGAAGTGTTTGAAATCAGCGCAGGCGAGTTTAAAGAGAGTGGCACTTCTATTAGTACAATGGCGGTAGTTATAAAAAAATAATTCAAAATAAATAAAAATGAACAAAGAAGAATTTCAGACAAAGAAAAATGATATTGATTCAAAAATAAGGGAATTGAAAAATCAGAAAATTCAGTTGGAAAAGGAATACATTGAATCCAACCAAGGATTTCCTGTTGGAAGCAAGGTCTGTATAACGGTCATGGCTCATGAAAGATATACTTTTTGGAACAATGAAAGGATATTGGTTCCCGAAGCGAAGAAGTTAGCCTATATTGCAGATTATGATATTGATGATAACGGAGAGGTTGTACCCTCTTTAAGACAGTTGGATTACAATGGGGGCATGTCAGAAATACCTTTATTTGTTAATTTAAAGAAGTCTATAATTGAATTAGTGTAAATCAAGAAAGAAATGAATACAACCTTTGAAAAGTCAGCTAATACCACTGACGAATGGTACACGCCAAAGGAAATTATAGACGCATTGGGAAAGTTCGATTTAGATCCATGTGCTCCGGTTAACCCACTTTGGCAAACAGCAGAAATCATGTACAACAAGAATCAGGATGGCTTAACTAAAAAATGGATAGGCCGGGTTTGGCTAAATCCTCCTTATTCCCGTCCGCTTATAGAACAGTTTGTTAAGCGTTTGGCAGAGCATGGAAACGGAATTGCATTACTTTTCAATCGTTGTGATTCAAAGATGTTTCAAGATGTAATATTCGAGAAAGCAACAGCGATGAAGTTTTTGCGCAACCGGATTCGTTTCTTTCGACCGGATGGCACTCGCGGGGATTCGCCCGGTTGTGGAAGTATCTTGGTAGCTTTCGGTGAAAAGAACGCAGAGGTATTAAGAACTTGCAATATTGCGGGTAAATATGTTAGAATCAATTAGCGTAAAATAAGAAAAATATGAATGTAAATCAAATGATAAAAGAAGCAAACAATGCTTATATAAACTATAGGTCTAGGTGTGAATCTCTTGCAAAGGAAGCACAAAAATATATTGATTGGGATGATAAAGTCAGTTGTGAGTATCTGCCAGCAGATGGTTTATGTATCTTGGCAACCGTTCCCAACGATCGTAATGCGAGTGAAATGCCAGAATGTGTTTGCTCGATAGATTCATTCTTTTCTTCTTTGAAAGGAAAAGAAAAGATCACTCCACATGAATTTAAAATAATTAGCATTTAACGAAAAAAGATATGAAACAGACAGTAGAAGAAGCGGCAAGGGACGCAATCCACGCTCATTATAAATGCAACGGTGAATATCCATGCGGAGAACGTGACTATTGCGAACATTGTAATGGTCATAATACAGCATTCGATTGTTGCGAATGTGGCGCAGATGAGTTTAAAGAAGGATTTATTTCTGGTGCAGAATGGCAGTCGAAGCAATCACCTTGGATAAGCGTTAATGAACGGTTGCCGGAACCAAACAAGCTTGTCCTTTGCAGAATGGTATCAAATGGAGCGATTGTTAGTGGCTATATCGTTGTTTCAACCGGGAGATCGCCATACGTTGCGACAGACGGAGGATTTGAATTTGAGGATTGGAACGACTACGAATGTGACATGTGGATGCCCATACCTTCATTCGATGATATACTAGAAGCCAACAGAGATGTACTGGAACGGATTAAAGAGAAAGGAGATTGAATATGAGGTTTATATTAATTATACTTATGGCAACCACGATGTTATCTTGTAAAGATGATATGGAACATAGATTAAAAGGTGGAATGGTTATTACTGTTAAGGGAGATACCATAGAGTTTTATGGAGGAACGTTGACTTATAGATTCTTTGGTAAAAGAAGTATTAATAGTATTGCAACTTATGAGCCAAAAGAAAAAGGAGATTGATTATGGAAATAAAGAACGTAGGACAACTTAGAAAAATCATAGAGAACCTTCCCGATGATTTTGAAATCGAGATGCGTGTCAGACGCAAATTGACGGATGAGGAATTGAAAAATTGCAGATACCCTTATCCTTACGATACAGAGTATTTAACTTTGGAATTTGATGATATAGGCGTTTCTGACAAAGTATTGTGTTTGGGTGTAACTTCTAATGGATGAACGGTATGAAAGTAAATAACGGAATAATAATAGACGGGGTGCTGCATGAATTAGTATTAATGCGGAATAGTTCACCATGTGACAATTGTAGTCTACAAGAACAATGTAGAATGGATCGTCCCTTGTGTAAAGTAATTGCTGGATATTATAACTCTGATGAACGTTTTATTAATCGTGGTAAAGTAACAGAGATTAAAACGGAGGAGGAAAAGAAATGAAACAGGTATTGTCATTCGAGCAAATGAAACATTTACAAGAACTTGGATTATACCATATCTACACCTTGCAGGATATTCTCGACAAGTTACCTTGTTTTATTGGCAAAGAAGTGCTGACCATGCAAAAACTTGCAGATAGCTATACGTGCTTGTATATGGAACCTTATTCTAGATCTATGACAAATATTACAGAAAGTAAAGAACTCATTGATGCGGCCTACGATATGTTGTGCTGGTGCATTGAAAACGGATATTAAGATAGATAAGGAGGAATAACTAAAATGGATATAGTACCTATTATAACAAAAGATAATCTTTCTAAGGAACAGATAGAATATCTGCAAAAGCAGCAAACAGAATATAAATTAGTTAATAAGATTAAGAAGAATCCGGGACATATCCTGTTCTCTTTTAATCGAAAAACAGGAGAAATTAAGAGAACTTCTATTATACACAAGGTCGCTATTGGTTTGAATGGGCTTCCTGTAACCAAAACTGAAACGGTTATAGAACCTGATTGCTATTACGACCAAGCCTTGAATGAAAAGAATTTTAGAAAGAAATTGAAGAGAATTGGATTGTTAAATGTTTAAACGATTTGAAAACAAGTAACTATGGGATTTACAACACCGTGCTTTATAAGAAAGAATACCGAAGCACTTAGAGAAAAGCTGGAAGAGGTTGGATATAAAATGCTTTCCCCAATAGAATACGACAATCTCGAATGTAGCGATAATTGGGTTAATGATATAAAATCGCTCAACGACTGTAATGGTTTTGATTGCGGAACGAACGAGGAACTTTTTTTGGCTATCGCTGCATTAAGGGATGATAATAACTACATGCAGTGGTTTATAACAGATTCCATTCTTAGCGTTTCTTATGACGATTCTATTGGTAACGATCATTATTTCATAGAGCCAAAAGGCATTATGTTCTTTTGGGATAAAAATTGGGATAATGCAACTATTATTTCAGGGCGTTATCACAAGGCTACCGTAGACGAATTGATCGAATACTTTAAAGGAAAGGAGGAATAATGAAAGCAAAGTATTTTAAAAAGATAAGAAACCAAGTAAAGTGGTATAAGGTATCATACAGAGATAATTTACTTTTTAGTTTTAGCGATGAGAAAGAAATATTGGCTAAATCTCCTGAAAATGCTTGTGTCAGATACCATAAACGTACTGGATGTTTTGTTAACAAATATAATCCCAATGATATTACACAATATAGTGAATCTCTTTCAAGATTCAAGGTATGTATAGATAAGAAAGTAATGTATTTCGATTAAATATAAAATCAACAGGAGTTTTGGTAAATGTAATTCCCTAATTAAACATCAACTCTCAACATAGCAAAGATTATTTATATGTGTGTGGTAATTATGGTTTACAGAGAATGCGAACTTGATTTTTCAGCTATCGACTGGGAACAGAGGCGATATGAACTGGCGAAAGCTGCCATGCAAGGGATTTTAAGTGACAATGCAGTAGTTGGTTACGCTTGTTTGGAAGCAGATTACAAGAAGGGAGAAAAACATACAATACCTAAAGGCATTGCCCGGTTTGCAATTGCTTGTGCTGACGCTTTAATTAATGAACTAAAAGGAGAATAAAATTATGACCGAAGAACTTGTAACATTAGAAACAGCAAAGTTGCTGAAAGAGAAAGGGTTTAATTGGAAGTGTGAACACACAATAAGTTGCGATAATATTATTAGAAGATACGACATTCCGCAAAGTATGTCATGTTGTACGGAAATAGATAACGAACCAGTTGAATTTTTGTGTCCAGTGTTGTATGTTGCCCAAAAGTGGCTTCGTGAAACTAAGAACCTGCATATCTGCATCATTAAAGAAGTTCATGGGTATGGGTACGATATATGTAAGACTGACGATGATAGCTTTGTAGATGGAAGTGGTTTGTATGGTAACGATTGCCTATTATGGGATACCTACGAGGAAGCACTTGAAGCAGGATTACAGGAAGCATTAAAACTTATATGATTATGGAAATAGCAGAATCAATATTTAAATTCATCCTTGCCTCATTAAACGTTTGTGCTCTGGCATTTACTTTAATTTTGGTAAGCAAGTGGCATCACATGAAGAATAAGCTGGATGAAATAGAAAGATATGTTCGTCATGTGTCAGATCGTAACGATATTGTTTTTCTTAACCAGCTCTCGGAGCTGCAAAGAAAGTTGATAAAAGAGGAGCGGTATGAAGAAGCCGATAAGATTGGGAAAATAATCAAGGACGAAGAAATTAAATTAGGAATAAGGCAATGGAGGAAGAACTTATAAAAGAGAAAATGCTTACAGAGTTTCGAGAATGGTTCTGTGACGGCTACTGTCAATTTTACGAAATTGATGATTACTGTAGATGTTGTCCTATCAAAGACGAAAGCTGTTGGCTAAAAGGGATTAAAAAGCCTTCAGGGGAAAAAGGAGAACGTAAACCTATCCGTTACTGTGATACATGCAAGAATTTTAAACCGGACGAAAGGGTATTAGATGATGATGAGATGGAAAAAGTAATTGAAGAATCAGCTAAACAGCACTATAGTGATCTTTGTGCGCTAAACCATCCTCTTCGGTTTAAAGTGAACCATGGTTACAGTGATTTATATGATGGTGGTTTTTATCGTAATGGATGTAAGGATTATAAAAAAATAGACAATGAATAATATTAATTTGAACGAACTACGGGATCGAGCTTATAAGACAGCTTGTGATCACGGTTTACATGATAAAGAGCTTTTAAGAAAATGAATTAAATGACAAGTTTTGTTTTTATTCAGATTTTTTGTAACTTTGAATTATAATGTTTCCGTGTAAAGGAGCACGGTACGTTCTTCGGACGAAAAGACTTTTATGGGAAAAAAACTCGTAGCAAATAGAGAAAATTTCTGCCATTATTATATGGAAACGGGTAATGCTACAGATGCATATCGGAAAGCTTACCCTAATAGTATTGGATGGAAGGATGGGGTCGTTAGTAAGCGTGCATTTGAATTACTGAGAAATCCATCTGTCGCATCCCGTGTAAATGAATTGCAGGCTGATATCTTAAAAAAGTCTGATATGAAGAAGGAAGATGCATTGCGCTTCCTTACAAATGTGGTAAATGTAGACCCTATAGATCTTCAATTAAAAGGTAAAGATACGTTTATTGTCCGTTCTCTTGATGATATACCAAAACCAGTCCGATGTTGCATCCAATCGATTAAGAATACTCAATATGGAGTAGAGATACGGCTATATAGCAAAATAGCCGCCATTACACAGATAAGCAAGATGCTTGGATGGGATGCTCCAGTAAAAAGTGATGTCAGTACCAATGTGCGCATGATAATTGGGGACGAGCAATGATAGAGATGGTATTCTCGTATAAATTGTTTAATCCCCTGTTTTGGCATATCCGTGAGGCGATGCATGACAAGGATATCCGGTATATTATAAACAGAGGTGGTTCTTCATCAGGGAAATCTGTATCTACGACACAATCCGTGTTGTTGTCTGTATTCTCCGGAGAAGGTTCAGCTCTCGTTGTGAGAAAAGTTGGAGCCAGTCTTAAGAATACGGTATATGAAGAGTTTAAGACCCAAATGAAAGCTCTTCAATTGAGTCAGTTTTTCGCTCCAAAGGAAAATAATATAACCTGTATAAATGGTTGCAAAATCGATTTTACAGGATTGGACGATCCCGAGAAGATAAAGTCTATCACAGGATATCGCTGGATAGTGATGGAAGAGGCCACTGAGTTTGAATATGAGGATTTCACACAGATACGTTTCCGCCTACGAGGAAAGGAGGGCCTACAGATTATATGCAACTTTAATCCAGTATCAGAGGACTCGTGGATAAAAACCAAGATCCTTGATACATACGAGTGGGATGAGCATCCGAATGATTTGTACGGGAAAGTAAGATATCCGATAAAAAGGAGTTTATTACCTAAGGATTATAGCCGGATATTAGGAAAGAGATATAATAAATCTAGAATGATAGCTAATGAGCGTACGGGAAAAATGGAAAGATATCCATCGGATACGGTAGAGCTGCATTCTTCGTATAAGAACAACTTCTGGGTAGTAGGTTCTCCGGACGGGAAGTATGGATACTATGACAGACAGACGATATCTAATTACCAATGGTACAAGGATCATGATTATAATTACTACAGGGTATACGCATTGGGAGAATGGGGAAGCATTAAGACAGGAGGAGAGTTCCTGTATGCATTTGATTCAAACAAACACATAAAAACGACACACTACATTAAAGGGATGCCGGTTCATATATCAATTGATAACAATGTGCTCCCTTATATTTCAATATCATTTTTCCAAGTGGATGGAAGTAGTATAAGGCAGTTTAACGAGATATGCGCCAGTGATCCGTTCAACACGGTAACACAGGCTTCAAAAATGGCGGTAGATTACCTGAAATCAATAAGGTATAATGATATGCTGTATCTGTACGGAGATGCTTCGACAAGAAATGGGAACACTATAGACGAAGAGAAGAGATCGTTTCTTGATAAGTTCGTGGAAGGGCTGGAAAGCGATTACCATGTTGAGGAAAGGATACCGGCTTCTAACCCGTCCGTACCAATGTCAGGTGAATTTGTAAACTACATGCTCGATGGAGGCTCGGGAATGTCATTTTCGGTAGATGATGGATGTAAAAACTCGATAGTCGATTATAACAATGCCAAGAAGGACGTTAATGGAGGGGTGCTGAAAAAAAGAGTAAAGGATAAGATTACAGGACAGTCTTATGAGAGATACGGTCACTTGGTGGATTGTCTGCGATATATTACCGTATGGGTATTCAAGGATGAATATACTCGTTTCTCCTTGAAAAGGAAACGAAGTAAAATTAAGCAGGAAAATAAAGATATGAGATATTATGATATATCTAAAAATATTCAGGGAACAAGACTTGTATATGTTCTTCCCGAATATGCCGGAAAGTTTATTATGGTTTCATGTTATGTAAATGAGCGAATATATATCGATAATGTGACATATATAAGTTCATTTGATGAAAATGTTCTTCTGTCATTTTTAGAAGGGATATCTCCTGCGGAGATCTTGTTTGAAAGTGAAAAAAATTATTTCCCTATAGCACGGGGCTTAAGGGATAGATATGATGTCAGAATCATACATAAAAATATGGGAGCAGACGCTAGGATATCTGCTTTTTTGGATTTTATCAAAAATAATATGATGTTCCGTTCAGACTATGACAAGATACCGCAATACAATGAGTTTATGGATGGAGTATTGGACTATAATGGTTCAGATGATTGCGCTGCAATTTATTCTGTCGCCTCCTTGGCTTATTATGTGTCGAAAAAATATAATATATAATTGGTATATTTTTAAGATATATCAAAGCTTTAATAAAAAAACATCGGGTATTATACAAAAAGTATTGGTATATTTTTAATATTTTTTTTCTCGTGGGTATTTTTAGGGGATTGCGAAATGATATGACTTTAATTTATCTAAACAACACGATTCAAAACGTGATTTTAAATATAGTTTTAATAAAAAAATAACCGGCAATTAATGCCGGTTACCGTGATAGTATCTTATAGCCTCATTGACATATAATGATACCGATTGCTCCTTATCCAAGATAGAAGCCACGTCCTCTTCTATCATAACAAGTATTCTTTTCACGCCATTAACCTTCGGTCTTCGGGGCACACCATTGCTGTCCAATATCCTATATATCGTTTGCTCAGACTTTATTTCCGTATCCTTCATTATTTCCTTGATAGCCATCCCGTCCTTATATAGGGACAATACCCTAGACTCTTGATCTAGGGTAATAGATCGTCTTCTTGCCATAATTAATATGTTTTATAACATTTATAATTTGTTGCTCGTTAATTCAAAAAGTTGCACCTTTGCATCAAACATCAACGATGTTAGTCGCACTTCGGTGCGTGGATTGAAACGACATTAAAAATGTCATTGTGGCTTAAACCACATTTTAATATTTAGGGCAGCGAAGAAATTCGTCGCCCTAACTTTTTATTTATAAAATCTCTATTTGGGTATAGTATGCATTCATCTTCCCAAAGAATGATTCTATTTTTGCTCTCTGATAAGAAGACATTTTGTTATAAATGACATTTTTGTCATCTTCTCTTAAGTAGTATTCCTTTTCATCGTCAGTAAGATTAATAACTATATTAATTGCTCTCCCACTGTATGAATCTGTAAATTGAATTTTTGTCTTCATAGTCTTACGCCGCTTATCCGTTGCCGCCGGTTCTATTATTACCTGTTGTTTTATTATCACAATGCAAATATACAACATTGTGATATAATGGCAAAACAAATCACAATATATTTTCTTGTATTGTGTAATATTTAACATTTAAATACAAAAGACCGCCGACAAGAATGACAAAATAAATTCAAAATAAATCAAAAGCCATATCTGAGCGGTAGAAAATAGGTATATATATTGCGAATATATATTAATAATTCTACCCAATCTCTCAGTTTAGCCTTATCTCATTCATTTTCAACACTGTTTCCAAGTTCCGGCGGAACTTAGGCTAAAACAGGAGATATTATGGTAAAAATGCATAAACTGACGAAGGGCGGACAAACCATTTACCCGGCTACTATAACTGATGCGGTGGTTAACCCTAAAACGCGTAAGAGCTTGGCTACGGAAATATCTGAAATAAGATTGGATATTATTTCTCAAAAAAAAGGGGGGAATATCATTGATAGTTTTGATCAAAGTACGGCCTATATTGTATATGGTAACCAAGGAGAGATAGCATCAAATATAGATAAAATTACAAACAATGCGACATTTATAGCGACAAAATTAGATTGCAAAGCTGGAGATCGATTTCTGATTACTGGAAAGTGCGTTTCTGTACAAGCTAGGGCTTATGTTTTTGTTGACAAATCTAATAGAATCCTGTTAAAAGCATCCCAAACATTTGTTGGGGAAAAATCAGTAATTGAAGCACCGGAATCTGCCATTACCGCTTACTTTACATTAACAAAATCTGAATCTGTTGAATTCGTAATATTAGATCCATCAATTGAAAAACTAAATGATAAGATTACTGAAGTAAACGAATCCTTTACAAACTTAAAGGAAGAGGTGTCCAAGATTGTTGTAACTGAAAGTGGAATAGAAGAAGAAATCTACAATAGCACTTATCTGTCTAAGGATTATATATCAGCTGGAGGCACACTGGGCACCGCTGCAAGATATTGGTCTGTAAGAATACCTGTATCAAAAGGATTGAGGTATAAACTGGATTCATCAAGTGTCAGTAATCAAACAGTGTTTAGAATTGCCAAAACGGTAGAAAGAGAAATAACAGAAGTCTTAATCAATGAAGCTTCACCAGAAACAAAAAATTATGAAATTTATTGTGATGGCTCATTCAATTATATACTTTGGACATTAAGCAATGCCTATGATTTGGAAGGCACTCCGAGTGTCAAAAGAATAGAGGGGGGAGGAAAAAAATTAAGTTCTGATATTCAGATTCCACCTGAATCATTGCCCGGATTCGAAGATAGTATAAAGGAGATAACAGATAGACTTGATGGAATTGTTTATAAAAGTAATATTATCTATTGTTATGCCGATCAGGGAACGGCGAATCAATTTCAAGCTATTGAGGACGGGGTTAATATATTTGTAGGATACAAGGCCAATGTAAATTCCATTCAGAGGGCCATAAATTCCATACCAAAAGATACAGACAAACAATGGTATATTTTTGCTGTAGGGGAGTTCAGGACATCATCATTTAATCATTTTGCAACGGAAGACCCGTTATCGGGAGAATCACAGGAAGATTATGTCTGTTATATCGAAATGGTTGATAGACAAAATATTCATTTGTTCGGCGTTGGTAATAGGGCTACAAAAATAGTATGTGATATGCCTGACAGTGGTTTTCCAACTCCTGTATCTAATTTACATCCATTGTTGATAAAAAAAACTAGAAATTGCAGTTTCCACAACTTTTATATTTTTGGAAAAAATGTAAGATATACCGTGCATGTTAATGGCATTAAAGAAAGCGAATCTAATAAATTATGGTTTGACAATGTGGAATTCGACAGTGGAAAGAATAATGGAGAGGCTGCGGATAGCTGGCCGTATGGTTCCCAACCAATAGGCATAGATATTGCATCTAACATGAGCCTGATTTTTACTAATTGTATAAATCCATGCTTGAGGGGACATTTTGGCAGTATGGGATATGGAAGACATTTTATCCTGTTTAAAGGGTGCTATTTTTATTCCGATGCAACCAATGTGTTGCCCTCGGAAAATATTCCATCCCCAAATAGTTTTATAGATTACAGGTTTATAGGTAACAAGTTCTATGGGCTTTCAACTTTATTTAATGGGAACTTAAAGGAATCAGGTGTAAGGATGAAAATTAGCGGCCATGGGAATAGTGTTGTTTATTTTCCCAAACCAACTCTGTATTTTAATGAAATAACGGATATTGCACAGACATATAAAACTGAAAGTTCGATATTAGCCGGTAATTTGGTGAATCTATATGGGGATAAGGCTAATGGTAAAATTGAATCTGTTGCTATGTTCAACAGCTCAGACGGGAAAGTTATTTGTGCCAAAAATATCATGTATGAAATAAATAATATTCTTGTTTCAGAGGACTATCTTCCTAAAGATGGAGATTACTGTAAGGCAGTAGATGGATTATTGGCGAAATCAGAATATCCTACTAATGCTTATGTTTTAGTAAGATCAGGTATAAAGTATTTAATAATAGAGTAAGCTGGGTAAGTTTTTAGAAATTTAAATGTATACTTATGATACGAAAACTAATCATCAGATTAATAAACCATCTATCCGTTGAAGTACACCCAGATGCGGAATGGTTTTAATCATAAGGGCTGACCACACCAAGATCAGCCCTTACATCATAGTATATGCTTTATGAAATTTCAAATATTCTGAGTCATACTTTACAAATTGAATATACAGTTATCTTCAACATAACTTAATTTTGTTAGATTGTTGATTTTTGAAAAAATCCCATCCATACTCTCATAGAAATATGAATTTTTATCATCGCTGTGCAAACGATTATCCTTGATACCGTATAGCTCTGAATCTATAAACTCTATGTCTGGTGTCGTTTCGTTATCCCACAACATGGAGGATGTGGTTTCCAGCCCATTATCTACAGCAACGAATGACCTATTGAAAACAACAGATATATTGTCAGCCAATCTAAACAGAGTCGCCCCAAATTTATATACAGGAGCCTGTTTCCCTTCACTTTCCACTATAATTGTAGCGTTTTCAAAAACCACCTTTCCTGCATCTTTGTTCGCCGAGCCTTTATAAATAAGTAATGTCCCCATTCCTGTTCGACTCCTTATACGTATATTTTTTAAGACATTATAACCGATTGGTTCAGCGAATACAGGTTCATTCCAATTATTTTGCGGGGGATACAATGTTCCGAAAATACCTACTGCATGTAATCCCTGTGTACGTATGCAAATATGTCCAACCTCCTTAACTCTTATATTCCTTAAATAATTCATTTGCGCTCCATTGACACCGACAACCACATTAACACCCTCGCAGTAGCAGTCATACAGATACATGGCATCGAAAGGCATCCCTGTTACCGAACTTGTGCCATGCCCGGCAAATGCAGTACCAAGATATTCATGTCTGCCTATGGCCTCACAACCGATAAATGCCAATAGTTCTCCATAATAATGGTAATTATAATACATGTGATGATAATACTCTCCATTTGCTCCACTTCTTGATACAGCTCTGCAATTCAGCATCATGTGAGTATGGGGAGCCGCAGACCTGTTAAACAGAAAACCATGTCTACCAAAATCCAAACTTTCTACCCCCTCATAAAATCCATTAGGAATAACAGCACCGTCTGTAGAGTCACCACCTCGAAAAACGATATTACGAATATCAGAAGCATATTGGGTGATTTGCAGTTTTTGTCCTTTTTTCCCAATCTCTGTCACTTCATGAGTTATCTCCACTATTTTTCCTGCAATATCGGTTGTTGATAAATATATATAATAATCCCCTTCCCCCCATGACTCTGAATCGTATCCGCTGAACCAATAGGAGCTACCCGGATTGTTTTCTAGCCAGTCCATGGCATCCGAACTGGACTTTTTCTGTGCGTCAAGCCACCATCCATTTCTTTTCCCGTCTAAAAATACCTGACAAGCAAATCTGGCCTTGCTGCCCGAACCATAGTGATGCTTTAGAACATAAATGTTACTATAGCCGCGCAGTTTGTATAATTTATCCAAAGACTCAATGTCATTAACAGAGCTAATATCTGATATAGATACGGTCGGTATTGTCTGCAAATTCAAAAACAAAGGTTTATCCTTGGACATGTCGCCATAACAATCCACTCTGATTCCTTCTTTAGACAAGACTTGTACCTCTGTATTAAATATACTTCCTCGTTCAATAAGGACCGTGTCCCCATCGGTCATCAGTTCATCGGCTTTATTCAAAGTCTTCAACGGAGTTGAGTCAGACAAACCATCATTGGTATCCAAGCCATTGACTGTACTTACATAATAGGTCTTAGATAATGATGTTACGTATTTTTTTCTTTGATTATCCCTTAAGTAAAAAAATAAAGTCAATAAATCATCTTTTGCCATAAATGATCCGGCAGGATTAGTGCTCAAATTCACTAATGGCATAAACATTGAAGGATAACTGGTCAAATCCCCTACCAGAACATTCTCAGATGCATCCGATGGGGACAAGTCCGTATCATCAATTTTAGCGATCATCAATCTGCAATATTGGGTTTTTGTGGGAATGGTAGTATATACAGTATTCCAATTACCATCTTTTGAATTGAAAGACTCACCGGCAGGGTCATTATAAAACATGACATATATTCTATAACCGGTCTTGATAATGATATCAGTTCCTGTATTAATTATCTTGGTATAGACTCTATTGGTCCCACCTGGTTGTAGTATACCGCTTTGCGAATTGATACTCCCTTGTACGCACAATAGATCCTGTTTTTCCATATAATTGCCACCCTTAATCTCGGTTAGGTTGCGTTCCATTTCATTACTCAAATCATTGTATGATTGTGCAATTTGTTTTGTTTCATCAGTTATCTGTTCAACCGTTTTATTGAACATGTCGATATCTGGGCATAACGCCTCATTTTGATATAATTTACTTATAGTAACCCGTTTCCCTGATTCTATATCTATAGTGGCTTCTTTAATCAAAGAAACCATGATACGAAATTTCTTATAAGATGTTGATGTTGTGCTTTTATCAGTTTTCCAATTGCTATCTTTAGCAGCAAAAGACCCATTTTCATTGTAATAAATTATATAATATCTATATCCACTTTCTATTGAAATGTCAACACCTGTATTTATAAGATCTGAATGTATTCTTGTTTTGCCTCCCTCTTCAATAGCGCCAGTCGTAGTGGATATGCCACCTTGTCCCCATGATGTTACATACGTTTCGTTCAAATCGGACCCTACAATTTTAGCTATTGTTTTATCTGTTATCTGGTCAATCGTATTATAAATACCTTCTGTCTTGTTTTTAATAGAAGTTAATCCAACGTCTAAATCAGATATTTCCGTAGTCAAGCTCTTACGCGTCTTTGGATTGACCACCGCATCAGTTATAGTAGCCGGGTAAATGGTTTGTCCGCCCTTCGTCAGTTTATGCATTTTTACCATAATATCTCCTGTTTTAGCCTAAGTTCCGCCGGAACTTGGACTGTTGTTATTTTATGTAATTATTTATTAACTATTAAAATCACTCAGCACATCATCATACTCCTGATCTGACAGAGATACGCTCTGCACCGCATTGTAGACGACATAATCAGGATAAGATGTTATTTCCGCTGTGCTTTCATCGGTCTTTCCAGTAGTCAGCACAATCCCTGTATCTTCAATAGATACAATGTTGCAGATGCCATCTCTAAAGTCAGCATCAGAGATGAAGTATTCCCGTTTGACCTTCAACATACCGGGAGAGAAACCGGGGTTGTCAAAAGCAACAAGCAGACTGCCATCTTCCATACGGCTGCAACCCACATACTCTTGTCCGTCAAAGGAGGCTATAAACTGTCCTTTAAACGGATTGAAGTAAGTAAACCGGAAGGGAGTATTCACATCCCCATTCAAGTTCTTCTCTATGATCTTAAAATCGGACTGATAATTAATTCTCATAATACACTATAATATTGATGTTACATCATCTATCTCCTCGGCTGTCAAGATGCCGGAAAGGTCAACACTTCCACCGCCTCCGGTTGTTCCTGTAGGACTCCATTTCCCCTTTATCTTGCAATCATATATAGGACCGGGTATGGTATCCCCCACGACAGCCCAGTCGCCCACAACTGGAGATGGGACAGCAGCATGCAATGCTTCTTCCGTAGAAAACAATCCCTTGTTGCGTATAGCGTTCTGCTTGACCTTCTCCACTTCAGTGGAGGTCTTGCTGAAGTTGTTGTTAAGACGGTCTGCCGTTTCACTCCAAGTCCCTGTTTTGTTAATAGTATTAAGTTCCATATCACTTCATTTTATTTGGGCAACATGTTCTGATCCCATACAATCTCAGAACCTTTAACCATAATTATGCGTCCTCCCATTATCTGGGTCTGATATATATAACCGTCACTTCCTTTTTGCTCAACAACCATACTGTCCGGGCGGAAATACAATACATCACTATTGGAAGGATCATTCATAAAAATACGGGGAGCCATACCGTTCAATCCATATTGAAGAGATATGTCCAAAAGCGAATTACCATCATCATCATGAATATCAATTGACGGTCTTCCATATTCATCTTCAGGAAATATGGTTATCTCATAACCTGACGGTGAGGAAACCTTCACTTTCCCGACAAATTCAGGATTTCCGTCAGCATCCCATTTAATGTTCCCATTGGCAAGCTGCCCGGAACCATCCTCATTCAACAGTATCTTACCATTGGCTATTTCAACCTTTCCCCGGAAATATCCGCCCAAAGCATAGATATATCCTCTCAAAAACACATCACCACCATGAGTCGCAACAAAGTTCGCCATGTTCGCCCATTCCGCATCTGTGGGCTGGTAATTAGGATCATTACGGAACCTCATTACAGTCAGAATCGCCTGTTCAAGTTTTCCTCCTGCCCAAAACGCCACATCATCATCGTCATTGTATATGCCGCTAACTCCGGCTGTGACCTTCTGTAACTTGCCATTCTTGTAATTACCCAGTTGGATCATATTGGCCAATATCAGACCACCAAGAATATCCACAGAACCATCCTTGATCGCACTGGCGATATAATTGATTGACTGGAAACCGGCTGTTGCCTTGTCGTTGTCAAGAATTGAAGGCTTCCAGTCAGTAGCGATGGTTCCACGCTCTAACTGAAGGTCACAAACGGTTGCGGTACCACTGACAAGAAATATACCACTGCCATTGAAGGTGATCTTATGGGTATATCTCTGATAAGAGGATGTGAGAGGTTGAGAAACACTGAAAGAACCGCACGAAACAGACACAGACGTACCCTTTGCTTTATAACTGATAACATAACTTTCTCCTTTAATCAATGATACGGACTGAGACAAACTACCGATTGATGCAGAATACCCAGAGCCGGCAGCACTATCTGCGGATACGGTAGCCACTCCCGTCCAATATTCCAGTTGCTTGCTAAAAAGTTCGGTATCCGCCGATAACTCGGTAGCGGCAGACAGGTCCTCTGTTTCATAATCTCCAGTAAACCCGGAGTTACGCAACAGATTGACACTTCCGACAGCCGCATTGTCTATCGCATCCTTGGCCTCTTGGGCAAGATCTGCGGCCGCCTGTATCTCATCCGGCAAGCCTTCCATATTCTTCCATCCGGTGGAGCCTTTTTCGATGTGGAACATACCCTTGATATCAACACCTTTATCCTGAGTGTATTCCATGTAAGTGGTCCGGTCCTTGTCGCCAATATATGTATCTCCGTACACCTTCATCCGGGCCTTGCCGGTAGATTTGTCAAAATCAAAAGAAATGACATCTTTCCCGGTCAAGGTAAAATCATTAATACCCTGATACATGATGATGGACGGAGAAACTTCGTTCACCGAAGAGAGAATTATCGCCGCCTGTCGGGTGATATCGGTCTTATGACCTAATCCCACGATATCATCACCTGCCACCGGAACATCGTTCTCGACATTAGGATCACATACGGTCTTGGACAAGTCTATATAGTTCTCACCCACTGCTGTGACCAACCGCCAATAATGGCGGTTGCCGACATGATGAGAAACGCCTGCCTTGATATTGCACTCCTGGGCTATGGCAAGAGATCCCGGAGTAAACTGGTTCTCTATCTCAATTCCGTCTTCCTCTTCTTTGAAATAACAACGATAGACATCATCCAACTCATCCACACGGTTGCATTTCATACCTGCATGGGAAATCACCTGCTCGCCACCTACATACGTCTTCTTCTTTACTTCAAGCTCGTCAAAAACGGCTTTGACCTTGACATACAGATAATCAACAACAGCCTGTGACATACCGTTTTCAAGCACAGTAATTCCACTACCGTTTTTACCTATAAGTAAACCCTTTAAGAAAGTGATAAGACCGTTGGCAGTGTCTTCCTTATCTTTACGAAGAAAGTATTTGGAAAGTTCCTCTATATTTGCACCTCCCGATATGGCAACAACCCTGTCTTTATTGGTTCTTATGTAAATAGAAGGATTATTATCATCATTATGTATGTATATCTCTCCCTCATTCAACCCTTCCAGTCGCTTTTCAAATGACGGGGATATTTTCGGTATAATCGGATTTCCTTCATCATCCGTTTCCGAACCGTACCACAATATCTTTATAGGACGATTTCTAGCCATGATTACACGTAATTTTCATTAACAAAAGCAGCTTTCGCCTTCTTATATTTCAACACATCGTCCTCTTCTGGATTAGTTAGTAAAAACGCGATTCCTGAAGATGAAGTTGCAATCTCTGTTTTGCCTCCGATCCCGGCGATATCATTTTGTCTAGGGCGTAAAGTCACTTTATATATAAACATCTGTTTCTTACCTATTGTATCAATCTTTTCCGGGACAGAATCCCCTTCCCGTACAAACAAATTACCGTTTATGCTGACGTGAGAAAGGCAAAGTACCTTATTCATAAACTCCGCTATATAATACGGAACGCCACAACTTGTCCCGAAAACAAAATCAAATGTTTTATAAGGGAGAGAATACATTTCTATTATCTCCTGCTTCTGATTCACAAACTGTTCGTTTTCAACTTTCAACTCCACCCCATCCGGCTTGAATCCTCCTATTATTCTGAACTGGAACATCTGCCGAACCTCATCAATCCAGAATATATTATCAAACGCAGAATTATTATCTTTATGGGAATATTCAATCAGAATAGAATCACCTATATTCTCACACACGCAGAACTCCTCACATTCTTTATCGCCTATAGTTACTGTATATATCCCCTCCGAAGGAGATAATGAGGCATAATACATCTTAATGCTTTCATTTACATCATAAGTAAGCAGTGTTATCTTGGAGGAAATATTGCCGATCTTATCATTCAAATAAGCTGAAGGTTTTTCGCCGTTATCACAAAAGATTTGCAGCAGGATGTTGTCTGACACAGAAAATACTTGTCTGAAACATCCAGCATTTGAATATTTATATTTCAGCGGTTTAAAGAATAACGGACAAACATCTCCGATTGATATCATAGTCTTTTCGTAAGTTTCTAGTAACTTGTGACTTCACAAGCTTTCATTGCAAATATAACAATTAAAATTTGAATCTTTATAACGAATTTAAATTTTTCACGATCAAAGTTACCTTTGAACTTTGTGATTTTGTAAAATTGTAATCAGCCTGCTGATAATATCCCTGTACAACTTTGCCTTGGTATTCCATTTCAACAATTCCTGTAAGATCTTCCGGAAGTTCCACATCCGAAGTCTCAAATTCCACCTCCGCCACAGTAAACATCCTTTTTGAAAGAATTATATCCCTACTTTCCCCCATTCCATCAATACCCACATCACTATTACCATCTGATGACGCAAAAGTAAGCATCTCAACAGATGAGCCGATGTATGCTTCATTGGCCAAAACCATAGAAGAAGGGGAAAACATGGCATTGAACATTGTGTCAGGGCTGAGAACGCCACCCATAAGATAATCCCTGTTCAATATATACTTAAGTCCAGACGAATCAGATTTTACCCCTACCATAAATAAATCAGTGTCACTTTCGTTGTCTGTAGTATCTTCACCTATCTTGTCAGCAAGGAACTCTATGCCGTATGCGTCCGCACGGTATGGAGATATCATTTCAAGGCTATTGTCCGTCATGGTCACGCCTGTGGTATATTCATTCGTAAAACGGAACTCATCCTTTCCATTAGCCGTGTCGTAATCCTGTTTGTCAAAGCCTATCCGTATCCGAGAATACACCAATGCAGAATTAACCTTCATCTCATAATCAGATAAATCATCTATCCTTTTGACAACATCATCCGAGAAGTATTTGCTTCTATGCCGAAAAGTTACTGTATTCCCGGATATGTCGTAAGCATAACCAAACACATAACTCATCCAGTTTGCAAATTTGGTGAAGGATGTATATATTTTGGCTCCAGGAATCTTACGGGCTGATTCAGCCGCCAAGAGCATACAATTATCAAGCCTTCTATCTCCTGTCCCCTCAATCACTCCAGTCAAACCATCTTTCTCTCCATTAATACTTTTAAGAAGTCTGTTCAGCAATGTATCGGGCTTTATAACATCCATCTCAACAGGGTTTATTCGATTTTTCCATGATGCTTTAAAATAACTTGATGTTGAGACTTTGTATGGCAAATCCGGCAATACAGGTACAATCTCTTCTTTCTCATTGACATACATAGCTCTCACTATTATTTTATCATTATGCAAAAGACTTATATTGTACGATTCCGAAACCTTCTTTTCCACTGGCGTTTCTGATTCTGTCGTAAGTTCAAAACTTCCTATCACCGTTTCCGTAGTCACCGCGTCCCCATTACTATTAATCTCATTACTTATCTTCATAATCTGGAGCCTCACACCTCTTACATCATATCCCAAAGCACCAGACTGATATTTCCTAAACACAAACATATCAATATTAAACTCTATATTTATCCTAATTGATTTCAGAGCCTTTATCGAATATACATCATCACCACCTACTGTTTGATCATTAAATTCAAGAGACCCCTTTATTAAGGAATCACTGGCAGTTATATATATTGGCATTGGTGACATTTTCTTGCTGAAATAAACATTAATAAGAGTGTCATCGTCTTCCAATGTATCACCTGTAGGAATCCATTTTGCTGATTCTGAAAGTTCAAGTCCGTCATAAACAAGAGGAATGGGGCTTTTCACCTCTTCGACCGAATATTCATATTGAGTTCCTTTTTTTGACTTTATCATGGACGCCACGCTATCATCCACGGCATTTATCTGTAAGATACGACCATTATCCTGCAATGTAGAAAAATTGAGAGCGCAACTAAACCGTTCATTATACAACCAACTGTTATTTCTTGTACTTATTATTATTGAGGCAGAAGCATTCAAATAATCTTCATCATATTGTTTTAACAGCAATTTTCTAGCATCCCCAGCAAAAGAAAATTTGTTGGAAAATGTACGGATAACACCGTCATAGTCATTTCTCTTGAAACTAGCCTTCACCTCGTCCCAATTTTCAAGATCATCAGTAACCCTGTACTTCAGACCATTTATAAGTAACTCACATCGATAATACATAATTATTTCTTTTTACGATTCAACCCATCGATTTCGTCACATGTCTGCCTTACAAGACAGGCATAAGATCCGGCGGTCCATTCTTTCGGATTGATATACATCTTATTATACTTCCCAATAGCGACAACTTCATTTATAAATCCACGTTTTGTAGGCTTCTCCTTCAGTCCTTCATTCTTTTCCTTACTTATCTTATCCAAATCATATTGTGCACGGGAATTTAATGCGGATATTCTAGCATTCATAGCCATTACATCACCTTTTTTACACGAATAACCTATCTTCATCAGGATATCACGCACCTCATCATACATTTTCAACTTCATCATGTTCTCACATGCCTTCATGCACTCCACGGTCATTGCAAGATTCATACGCTCATTACAATTCAATATCTCAGAGAGCAACTGTTTGCTCCCGACAATTTCTATATAGTCATTGATAATTTTTGCCGATGCAGCCCCTTTGTCCTCATCGTCAAATTCAATAGTATTGCTATCATTGGTATAAATCTCTATAAAAACGGACAAGGGAAGTTCATATATGTCACTTGTATACCTCATAATCAGATACTTTTTGAAAATTGCTGATAATTGTTTTCTCTTATCGCCTTGGCTAATTTTGCAAATCCTATCTGCTGTGATTTTTCCAGATGCCCTATCTTTTTCTCCAGTTCACTATAATCATTAACTATTGATACAGGAGGAAGATCGTTTTCGCTTCTATATGCCATAAGACCATCAAAATCATTTGCATGAGCCTTTATCCTGTCCATATCCACTGCATAAGGTATAACCTTCGCACCTTTAGGGATGTCAACCAAAGTAGGGACAGACGGAGTAATATACGCTCCTTTATCAGTAACGATTGTTTCAGGAACACCACCATCACCCACTACAGCCAATCCGCCTTTATGCGAATCAGTACCCTTGGCATACTTCGGAATAGGAGTCGCTATAATAGTAGCAAGCTGTATCGCTCCCATAGCACCTAGAGCAGCTATCATAGGTATTGCAGCAGGGAAGCCCAATTGTTTTATCGTCTGCAAAATACCACCTGCTATCTGTATAGCCGCCTCAGCTATACTGGTAGCTTTCTCAAACTTTGCCTGTTTTGTTCTTAATGCAGCTTTTTTCTTCTCCAATTCGGCATTCTTTTGTGCCGTTTTATTTTCCGCTGCACGTTTACGCGCTTCGGCTTCTTCAGTTGTTATAGCACCTCTTTCTTCTAAAGCCTCTATACGGGAAATTTCCTCTTCACCAGCTTTCTCATTCGCTTCCTGTTCAGCCTCAATAGCTTCAATCTGGCGATCATAAATGGATGATATCATTTCACCAATTCCACTAACCATAGAAGCCCACATCTCGGTAGTTCTTTCCATCTTCTCACCGTCTGTAAGTTCTTTCCAAACACCCGATATCTTATCAGACATAATACTGAATCCCTTATCCATCCCATCAAATATACCGGCAAACGGGCTATCGATATCCGATGCAAGATCTTTCAATGCAGAAGAATAACCTTTCAACACTTCAAAATTCCTTCGTGTGATATCCTGTTGCTCTTCCGCTTTTTCCAACTGATCATCCGCATTTATAGAACCTATCTCTGCTTCCATAGCCTTTATGGATTCTCTCAGCATTTCAATTTGTTGCTTGCTTACCACGCCCGATGCTTCCGCTATCTCAATCATTTTTTCAGCAGCATCTATCTGTATCTGTAATTGCTCGTTTGCGGCTTTCCGCTCCAGTTCACGCATGGCTTCATCGTATTCTTTTCGCGATAGCAGTCCTTTTGAATAATTTTCTGTTATAATGTTTTCAAGTTCCTTATATCCAGTACTTGTAGCTGCTATACGGAGAGATGATTGTTCCTCTTCCAGTCTGAGCATCTCATCAGTATACTTTTTCTTTTCCTCGATCCTTTTTTTCTCAGCCTCTGCCAACTTCTTAGCATATTCCTCATTCTCTTTCGCTATCTTCTGCATTCTCTCTTGGCCCAACATTTCCCGAAGTTTGTTCTCTTCCTCAGAATATCCCTTTACAGCTGCTATCTGGTCTTTATATTCTTTCTCTATGGCAGCAAGATTACGTTCATGCTCATCTTTAATGAGAGAAACGGACAAGTCAGCCATTTTATTCCTAAGATTCTCTATGTATTGCGCTAAATCATCCGATGCTTTATCGGCAGAATGAGGATTAAATGTAACATCTCCAATGTTAATAGAACTTGCCATATCTCTACTAGCCTTATCTGCTTGATATAACTGATTTAATAAAGAACCTATTTCTTTATCCAAGTCTTCAACCTGCTTGTTTAACTTCCCATACATGTCTCTAGCTGTATCCATAGCTGCCCCTTGACTGGATTCATATTGTGCTTTCATCTGATCTCTAGCAGATTCAAGTTTCGCACGTTTTTCTTCTTTTTCTGCCAACTGATCTTCCAAGTCTAATTTTTGTTTAGCCTGTTCTACAAGCCGATCTTGCACAGCTCTAGCTTTAGCCGAAGCTAATATGGCATTAGATAACCTTTGATAACTATCAGCCGCTTTACCTGCAAGAATGTTTTCATCACTTATATTTTTAAAGTATGAAGGATATTGCTTTTTCAGTTCCTCAACGGCTTTTTTCCGCTCTCCCATAGGTTTATTCAAATTGACAGCAGCCCTATATAATATATCCAATTTAACAGCTTCATCTTGGGCATTTTTCACACCTTCTTTTTGAGCTTTATTCAAATCCTCCTGAAGCTGTTTTAGATAATCAATTTCTTTTCTCGCATCAAACAGGCTACCCACCCATTTGGTTATCTCACCTCCATAACTCGATAAAAGAGTTATACCAACAACTAAAGCCGTCTGCCAACTAAGAAGGGAACTCAATACCTGCTTAAATACAGGTATAGCTGTTTGATTTGATTTTTTAGCCAACTCATATTCAATTCTCGCTTTCTTCAACTCATCAACAAACATAGGAAGGTTATTGGATATGGCAAGAAAAAAAGTATTGGCATTAACAGACAACGCCGGAAGTTCTCTCGCAATTTGTTGTATGGAAACATTAAGACCATTCCAACCCGAAGCATAATTACCCACATTACGTTGGTAATTGCCCATCTGTGCATCTATATCCTTTAATTGTTGATTCAGCTTGCCGATATTGTTCAAGATATCCATACCTTTTGCCCCCTCGCGTGCAGCTTGTGAAAGGTTATAATATTCCTTTTCCAACTGAAGCATTGAAGCCTTCATCTCGTTATAGCTTCCTGTAGTGGCAATCGCTACCTGTGTATGATTTCTCAATATCGCCAAATATTGTTTATTCTGCTCTGTCAACGTGCGTAACTGGGATACCGTAGCATCTCTTTTGGACTTGTATTCCTCTTCGCTGATAGCACCTTTCTTATACTCCTTCGATAATTCCCTCAGAGATGTTCTTAAGACTGAAATTGTTTCTTTGTTATCACTTAACCTACTGTTCAATTCGGAGGCTTGTGTATCAAAAGCCTTTACCGTCTGACGGATTGAATCAAAATCAGCAGCAGTCATGGATATTTTCTTAGATGCTTCTTGAAATGAAACAGAAGCATTTTCCGCATCTTGTGACACGTTTTTCAGATCTTCGGAAGCACCTCTCAAATTTACTTTTACTTCCGTTATCTTGTCTGCCAATGTATTCAATGGTTTGGTAAGAAACTCTATCTTACGGGAAATATCGGTCAATAATTTTAATTGACTAGCCTGTAATTCAGACAACCTATTTTGAGAAGCATATAATTTGGTAATTGTAGCATTATAACTGTCAACTTTAGACTGGTATTCTCTTAGATTACCCGGCTTAAAATTTATGCCGTCACTTAATTGTTTTGTGAAATTCGCATATTCGGAAGATGTGGTTTGAATATTAATCCTTATCTCATTTAACTTCTTAACGATGTTAGGATCAATCGCATCAGTAATTTTAAATTCTGCTCCTGCCATGGTCTTTTCGTAAGTTTTGGGTAGTGCATGACTTCATGCACCTTCTAAGAGCAAAGATAGTGATTTTATTGATATTATGAAGATAAGGAAATAAAAAAGGGAGAAGCAAAAACTTCTCCCCACTAAAAACAAACAATCATTCTCCTATTAATGGAGCACAAACTATTTCTTGTATATAACCGGGATTCCTGTAACATAATATGTGTCCATATCACTATTATTCTTTTTAACATCATGTACTCGTTTTATTTCAAAAGAAATAATTCCATTTGCGCCCAATGACTTGGCTTCCTCAACGGCTTTTGATACCATTCTCTTGACAGTAGGGACATATCTGTATGAACCACATCCGAGATTCTTTTCCTCCACATATTTTCTCATATCCTTTTTTACAGAGTTCCCAGTCATAAAGGCTAATTCCAATGTACCAAGCGGAGTAAAATCACCATTGGAAATATTGGTAGGGTTAATCACAAAATCATTATCCCCAGAATACTCACGCAAATCAAGAAGTGTGCTTTTTTCCTGATAATAAACCCTTCCACATGAACACACGGACACAATCAATACAAATGCAAGTAAAATCTTTTTCATAATAATGTTTTTATATTATTAAATAGTTAAATATCATTCTCTCGATATTTTTCTTCCTCTTGTTTGCCTAATAATGAATTATATTCATCTTCATACGATACTTTCACACAGCCAAAAGGAGATATTGACACAACTATCACACCATTCTGAAAGAAATAATACGAAGCGTAATCACAGATATCGGAGTTTACTGCACGCATTTTATCAATAGGAACTCTTTCATTAGAAAATGATTCATAATGTTTCTTTGGTTTCCCATATTTCTTTGTATACATATCTTTAATCTCATAGTATTGGTTCTCCAAAGACAGCCAATTATCCCATGAATCAAAATACACCGATACTTTCCACACTACTTTCTCTTCCGTGGTGCTATAAATGAACACATGGCTATTCTCTCCTACGAAATCACCCTGCATTATTACACCCTCATTATTATACATCTTACTATAAAAGCCTTCCAATTTCATCTTTGATACAAACTCCTGTAAATTACCATCTATTGGAATACCCTTAAATTCAAGATGCGACACTCTTTGTCCGATACACAACATAGCGTACAACCATATACATAAAGTTAATAATACTTTTTTCATATAGTTATAATAAATTGGTTATTTTCAACAAAGTAATATACTTTTAAAACCAAATCAAAATATTTCAACGTATTTGTTTGCAATTTAGAATGTTGTATAAATAAATTAGACACATAGCATTTCAATCTTCATGTTTAAATTTCACCTTCTCACTTCTTTTCCCAGTGCATACAATCAGTTTGAGATGCTTGCCGTATATCTGTTCAAGTCTATTATTTTGTTCTTCCATTTTTTGAAGTATAATTTCAAGTTTATCTATTGTTTTCATAGCCTTTTAAATTATGTTACAAATATTTTTGCAATATAAGATTAATATTGTTCCCCGTTGGAGGCTCAGTCACTTCCGCCTTCGGGGATTTATTTTGACTGATTGTAGCAGGTGAGGAATCGAACCCCATTGTGCCATTATTCACTCCTGCTTTCCTCCCTTATACTATCCACGCTTGGAATTGTATAAAAAGAAAGTTCCGTAATAGGTGCAAGCTACTACGGAACAGTCATATATAAACTCCAATAGGAGAATATTTAATCAACATCAAGTAACGCCTTGCACTTGTTACAGATACAAAGGTAAATGATGTTTTTATCTTATACAATGGTATGAATATTAAACAAAAGACAATATCAATTAATAGTAATACTAAGTAACGCATAGTAATATATAGTAACGCAATTATTAAATATCACATTCACAATTTAGACAAAATCTAAATTACAACATAAATGATAGTTTTGTTTTTCAATTAAAAAATAAATATCTTTTTTTGCATAAAATATTTATATATAAACATCATTAATCACGGGAAATATAATATGGCCGAAAAAAGACAAAGTTACACAGAGGAAGAATTGAATGAAATGATTGCATGGTTTAATGATCATGCTAACCAACTCCCCCAAACAATGCAAATTAATAAATCCGCGTTCACTCCCGATTTAGCCCTTACTATCGAAAGCTGCATCATGCAGGCGAAACAAAATTTAGGGAATTACAAAATGGAAGGATCATTCTTGCTTCTAAGGCAAATAAGAGCCAATATTGAAAAAGGAGAAAACGATATTTTGTAGATCCGTCCTTTACATAGATAGTGGTAATCCTTCCGGATGTCCGCTATCATTTCACGGAAATATGAATTCAATAAACTCGCCTGACCAGTTTTCACCTTCACGACAGAATTTATACACATCTCCAACCTTGTATAATATATAAACACATTCATCCATAACAGCAGCCTTCTCTGCGATTGAACGCATATGTTCCATCTCCCTCATTGACTTATTCCCTTGGCACAAGCAGTTTTTCATAATTCGCACCTCCTTATAAATTTCTCAATAGAGGGCATAAGCCTGTACGTAACATAATGCCTCTTTGCTTTGGAGCTTACCTTGAAAATTTTATAACCATATTTCTTCTCAATATCAGAACCAAAAGAAACGCCATAGCTGGCAATCCTTATACCATTTGATATTGGTATTGCCGTGATGGAACTATAAAAATCTCCACGTATGATAAGGTTTGGAGTATTATTTCCTCTTGCAGAAAAACCCAAATATGAAGGCTTTGGTTTCTGTATCTTTGTCTTCCAATTCTTATAGCGTTCGGCATTTTTTCTCCAATGCTCTCCATAAGCTTTTTTAAAGTATGGGTCCTCTGTATATCCGGGAATTAAAGGACTTTCATCGCCATCAACACCACTATATAGCTGTTCTCGTATATATTCCTCAAACTGAGGCACATCCCTTTCCATCTTATCCCTTATCATTGGCTGAATGCCATCAGCCAATTTCTTCCAACATCTCGTGTATTCCTCCAACGTCATAGCAAAACGGGGGATCAATCTCCCCCGCCTCCTGAATTACTATTATTGATAATCCTATTATATACGGAAACCAGCCTTGATTTCCGCCTTTCTCTAGAAATGTCTTTCCAGAATACATCTATATTCTGAGCGACAAACTCATCCAATGAAAGCTTAACCACTTCGGGCTCTATAAATGTAACTCCATTAATTCTCATTATACCCATTGTTCAATTCCAATGGCCCCATTAGCCTGTAAAATAGAAGGAGATTTAAGCACCGGCACACCTCCTGTCGCTGTAAGCACACCGTTACTGTATTCCAGTGCTGACGCACCAGAAACGACCGTTGAAGCCTTCTCAGACAATACAGATCCATAATATGCTGTAAGATCCGTGCGGTCATAATGATCCACAAGTTTATATGTATTCTCAGGAGATGCCATTTTGACGAACTCAACGTAATTCAATCCCTTGAGAACATTTTCCAAATTGACACCCGCTTGCTTTACAGACATGTTTTTCATCATCTTCTCGGTATCGGAATACATCGCATTAAACGCAAGATAAGCCTTCTGACCGCTTGAATCATAAGCCTGTCCTGTAGGGTAAACACCAGATAATGGAAAACCTGCAAGTTCATCTGTCCCGTCATCTTCTCCGTAGATTACATTATTCTTGTCAAAAACATACATATCAAACAATGTATCCTTGTTGGCTACAAGATTAGCTTGTAAAGCTAGATTAAACTTACGCAATGTGAATGTATCCGTCCTTGCCGAATAGCCCGTTATTTCCGAACCGGCATAACCATTCTCTGTTGTATTGGGTTCACCACCGCTTACCGCATATTCCGAAAATCCTGTAATAGGATAAATTCTGTCCGGATAATCAGCATGACAGGCTTCCTCCAAAGCATCAGCAGTCAATTCCTTGGGCAGTTTTTTGCCATGAATGACCAATATAACACCTGCGACCTTATCCGGTTGCAGGGGGCAGTAACTCATTCCAGTATTAAATCCGGACGTGCTGCCGCACTCTCTAATATCTGTTCGCATAACAATTCTGATTTTTAACTGTTAAATCCAAATTCTTTATTTCAATAGCATCTATCTTTTCGCCAACTTCCTTACCGTCAACATCAACAGCACCACGTCTTCCAAAACTATAATTTTCTGAATATGTATGGCTTACAATACCGGAGTAACCGAAATCAAATTTATCACATTTTTTTAACTCTTCTATGAATCCGTAATACAAAGGTCGAAGGATACCTTCAAAAGATATCTCACGACGTTGTTCATTTGTATACTTTTCCAACGTATTGGTAGCGATGATTATGTTTACAGATGCCTTACAAAAATAATCCTCACTATCCCTTTCCTCGTCTAAGGGAACATACAGCCCTATCATTGGGAATTTTTCCGATGCTGTCACCCTGCTTTTCCCAAGAAGAAGAAGTGTTTCCCTTATATAAGAACTGTCACCATATATGTAATTTATCTGTTGATCCATTCTTTTTGACAAGCAAGCACATACATCTGATATTATATCAATTATCATATCCCAAAAGAATTAATTGTTTCCATCAATTCGAAATCGGTGGCGATATCCGGATAGTCCGCATTATTGGCTTGAAGCCATCTCACAAGTCTGATATTCATTCTTACCATGTCGTTCCATGCAAACATCATTTTCCTTTCGGGACTTACAAGACGACCATCATCTCCATCAGCCTTCACTCCTGTAATAGTCGCCTGAGTGTGATTATGTCTCAAGTAATGGAAGTATATATAGTTGGCGATAGGGGATTTGGAAATCTCCCTATCGCCATCACTATATTTCATGACAAGATGCGCTATAAGATCATCCCATCTTTTTTCCTTCGTTTCTCCATCGTTGGAAATATAGGATGAGAATTCCTTATACAACTTTTCCCCTAGGAGCTTCTCTAAATATTCCGGCTCATATTGCATTACAAAGCCTTGAAGGCTGTCAACAATTGCCTTATTAGTCTCAGAAGGAGTATGTATATTCAATACTGCACCTTCGATATCAAGAATACCACCTTGGAAAAAAGTATAATCCACCAACATTACACAATATCTTTGAGGTTCTTCTTTTTATTGAACAAATCTTCAGCACCGATTTTCTTAGCGTCCTCCATCAATTCCGAAGGAACAGTGGCAACACGTCCATCTTGGAAGAACTTACCTGCAAGTAACATATTAACACTTACTTTATCCCCTTTTTTATAAACGGCCCCGTCCTTTGCGAACTCAACCTCATAAGTTTTAGTCAAATTTACTTTCATAATATTTAATAAATTTATCCGCCAATACCGGCAGGGGTTATAGCTTCAATAACGGTCGCAATCTTATCCTTGACAAATGCAGTTTTATATTGCTTTTTAATATACACCATAAGACGTTTTTCACCAAGGATAGTCACCATATTTTTAGTGAAATCATCATTTTCCCATCCAAGTGTAATGGTAAGAACCCATACATCACGGATGTTAAGATAGTTAAAATCGCCAACCCAAATATCACCTTGTTTGATTGCAGTGCTGGTTTCCACTTTCAAACCTTGAATCAGTTCATCACCAATACGGAAAGGACGGAGATATTGTCCATTAACATCCTTAGTCAACTGCATCTGTGCATAGTCAAGAGGATGCATAAGCACAAGGTTTGGACGATAAGCCATATTGGACATTGATACAATCTGTGTATACATACCAACAATAACATCATAAGTGTTGGGTTTCTCTACTTTCAGAGCTGTCAAAGAGAATGTAGGTATATCACTCCCAATCCCTTTAATCTGACCGCCGGAACCAGTACCAGACAGAATACCTTCTTCTTCTTTTAATCCAATACGATTGATAATCTCGGCCCTAACCTCCGCAACTAACTGGGGCAAATCAGATAATGTTTCTTCGGATGTCTTTGTTCCAAGAGCCACCTTACCGGCATTGATAGTAACTTCTGCTAATGTACCGCTCATCATAGGCTTAAGACCGCCTTCTGGAACCCATTCGGCTTCTTCTTCACCCGGATTGAACTCCGCATAAGTCAATGATCGTGTAGATATTGCTGCCACATTCGCAAATTTACGGATTACAGTCTGAGAGCGTGGTTCAACAGACAATTGATTATCAATAGTCATATTATAATGTGCTGCCACATTTGTACTTGTCACAGGAGATACATCTTTTCTGTTGACAACAATCGTAAGGTTTTTCTTAAATCCTATAGACTGCTTACAAGCCGTTTTCAAGTCCACAGTTTTCTCTCCATGCTTGCCTACTGTGATGAAATCCTTCAGTTGCTCTTCAATCTGTTGGTCTACAGACTTGAACACCATTTGCCCGTCTTCATTCTTATGCATTGCGCCTTTCATGCGAACGATTATCTCTTTCATCTCACCAAGTTCCTTACGCACTGTTTCCAATTCCTTTTCGGAATCTATCTTTTGAGAAACCTCATTTAATTTATCCTCAAAAGTTTTTTTGTCGATAGTATCGTCCATGAAATCGCCTACAGTAGCGTTTATTGCGTCCTGCAACGCCTGTAATGACTTCACGGAAACCTCATCCATTACCGACAAATCAATTTTGCTTAAAAAGTCAAATTTCATGCTTCTTTAAGTTTTAAAGGTTTTGTAAATAGTTTTATTTTTTCATCGGCTCCCTCTTCATCAAGTGGCTTGTCTGCCGGCTTGTATCGAGCGAGTGACATCGCTTTTCTTACTAACATTTGGATTTCCTCCCTCTTTCTTATCGGAAGTCCTTTACATACATCACTTATTTCAACCGGAAGTGACTCCAACGCACTTTCATATTCTTCTGCCGATTTCAGACCAAGATATTCAGTTTCTCCGTTACATCCTATGGACACTACGGATATCTCATACAGAATGACTTCCTTTACAACCAAGCAATCACGTTCCCTGTCATATTCACATTTTTCCCATACATAACTATAACCTATAGAGAACTGGTTCAAAGTTCCACTTTCAAGCTGTTTCAACGCTTGATTTCCTCTTTCCACATCATCAATATACGCTTCAAAGTAAAGCCCTTTCTCATCTTCTTGCAGAAGCGTAATGCGTCCTATAGGCTCATGCATGTCATGCATCCACAAAAAGATAATCTTATCATTAGCAGAACTTCCCGGACCTCTCTCCTGTATGCTTTTTGAAAAACAACCTTTCAGGAGCATATCACCGGATTTATCAATGTTATTGAAAACCGCAGCATAACCACTGATAGTTCTACTGCCAGAATCATATTGTATCTCCTTTGCATAAAAAGCTAAGGATTTATACTGCTTCCCCAACCTGTTCTTGTATTTGCTTGTCTCCATCATTATTTATTTCACTTTTAAATTCTCCCTTAGGGTTATCAGGATCAATATCTGTAAAATTGGACATTTCGGTTCTTGCTTCTTCAAAAGTAATCAGCCGATTGTTATACAATGAAGCTACAGCATTAGAGGCTGTAGACAAGGCATCCGCCAATTCTTTCATATCCTTTTGAAGGCAAGGGACATGAGTGAAGTCCATTTTGATTATTGCCCTGTCCTTACATATAGCATTAGTCAGAACCTCTGTTATAGATTCACTGTCAGGGATAATAAGATCCTGATATGCCGCTTTCTTTGCTTGAGAAGAGTTATCATAAGTACTTCCTTGTATAATCAGATTGGGGTCAAAGCCTATCGTCTGAGCTATCGCTTCCAAGCACGCCTTATCCTCCTCATGAAGCTTCAATTGGTCTGTATTTGACCCCAATGTAATCCACCCTAGTTTCTTAGGAGTCACCATGATTTCATACAACTTATGCACTATACCATATTTCCTTTTGAAATCATCCTGCAATTTCTTGGATTCAGACGGAGTAATAGCTGCATTCCCTACGTCAGTCGTATCATTTCCGTATAGTATCCCTTTAGGTCCTCCATTAACAATAAGGTTTCCTCTCCCTATCAGTTGAGCCATATAGTTTCGAGTATGAGTAGATAATGCGTCCACAGGGGAGTGGAAGGTAATTCTCCCTCCATTATTACTTGGAATATCCATTATCGAATCGTATATGACAAAATACTCCTCATCACCAAGTTCTATATTCTCATTTCCCCAACGTATATATACCTTACTAGCAATTGAAGAAAGCTCTGTTTGAGTAAACGGGCCCTTACCGAATGATTCCATGTAGAATAATTCGGGAGGTATTACCATCATGGATTTAGGGAGATCAGACTTTAAAGCTCTTAGTGTATAGACAGGGCAAAATCCGAAACACTTCAAAGATATCTCAATCTGCTTTATAAAAGAACGCCCACTCTGTATCACATTCGGACGATTCAGAAGAGTCACAATGTCTTTGAAACTCCTCTTCTCGTTTCCGTTAATATCCGTCACATAATACCGCCCATTCTGCATCATTCTTCCGCAATGATCTAGAACCATTGCAAACGGCCAACATTCATGTAAGGCTCTTGATTTCCCTTCAACGGTCGACATGTCAAAATCTATATCCCCTCTATTGCCAGAAAACAGATTTTCCACCCATTTAGGAACATAAATAAAATTACCACCATCATCTTTACCATGATAAGTAGCATCACTATACATATCCTTATTCGACTTCTTTAAAGAAGGTATCTTAAACCAATGTTTCATTGTTCAACAATAAAGGCAACCGCCGTTATAATACAGCAATTGCCTCCACAGTGATCACGTTCTAAAAGTGGGTATGGTGTAACTTCACACCATGAAGGCTATTGCCTGCTACAAAGGAACAAATTAATTTATTTATTAACAAACAATTTAAATATTATTTTTGTTTAATCTAAATTAAAATAACAGATTATACAACATATATTTTATTAACCTTTTTCCCATGTGGATACAACCTGTTTGATATCTTTGCTATTGTCTTCTTGGGAAAATGGGATAGAGAGTAGGGCGTGGATTGAACGGCTGCTGTGCTTTTTGCTGGCGGTCGTTCTTTTTTTGTATTCTTATTTGCGAAAGAGAGAAGCAATATTTATCTTTGTGGAAGCGTGTGAAGATGCACGCCACATTGATTATGACGAAAGGACATACTACATATTTGATAAAGCCAAGAGCTTGTTGCGGATTAGTTTCCGTAGCAGGCTCTTTTTTGTTTTGTATGACCAAATAAAGAAGACATGCCTCTGTAATAAGAAGTATTGTCAATTCTTAATACAGATGATGAATTACTAAACGCATTTTTGCGTTTAGCTTTTGTATCAACGACTTACGAAGATTCAACAGGCAAAAGTAATTAAAAACGTTGATAATTAATGTGATGCAAAAGTGCAGGACATGTTTATTATATAATATATAATAAGAAGTAATATGCTAGTTGTAGAAAAAGTTTCGTCTGCTCTTGAAATGAGTGGAATTATGGTTTACGAACACCCACTATTTGGCAAAGTTCGTATGTATGTTGAAAATGGTAAAAGTTGGTTTTGCGGAATGGATATTGCCACTTCTCTACAGTATTCAAATCCATCAAAAGCAATTATAGATCACTGTAAACCAGCCTCCATAACGATTCGGGAAGTAGGGGTGCAAACTGGATTAAAAGCAGATGGCACGCCAGCTATACAAATGAAATCAATGAAGTTTATCAGCGAAGGCAACATCTATCGCTTGATAACCAAAAGTCAGATGCCGAAAGCTGACGAGTTTGAGAGTTGGATATTTGATGAGATTGTTCCTTCGGTGGTAAATACAGGTAGTTACTCGCTTCACTCTCAGTATAACGTCCCTCAATCTTTTGGAGAGGCCCTTATGCTAGCTGCCCAACAGCAAATGAAGATTGAGGAGCAACAGAAACAAATAGAACAGAAGACCGAGCAACTTGATGAATCCAAAGAATGGTACAGTATCAAGCGTTGGGCAAAGGAGCATAATATGAACTGGCGTTCCATCAACTGGCGAAGAATGAAAGCATTATCTTATGGATTGGGCTACGAGATCAAGAAGATATTTGATGCCAACTATGGACAGGTGAATATCTATCATATTAATGTGTTCAAAACTTACTTTAAATGAAAGACGTAATTTACAATTTTATCAACGAGCACATGATGATACATATTGTGCTTATAGCCTTGTGTATTGCGGCTACAATGGGGGCTATGTTAGTAGACCTTATCACGGGAGTAATGAAAGCCAAGCAACGGGGGGAGGCAAGAACATCCACGGGGTATAAGAAAACAGCCGTCAAAGCGAAGAAGTATTTCACCCCGTTCATAGAATTGTGCTTCATTGACCTGTTATGCTGCGTAGTTATCCCCTTCCCTATTTTTTCAATGATTTGGACGGGGTACTGCATTTTCTGTGAGTTTAAATCAGTTCGTGAAAAATCATGGGAAAAAGCGGAGTTGCGCAAGGCAGAAAACACAATGAGTGTGATTATCGAGAACAAGGATGATATTGCCAAGATCATGGCTCAGATATTGTTTGATAGTGAAAAAGAAAAGGAGGGAAAGAGAAATGGCTGACGTAAGAAAACTTGCACCGTTTATCCTGAAGTGGGAAGGCGGTTTTATAAATGACCCTGACGATTTGGGAGGGGCTACCAATATGGGCGTAACCATCGGAACTTATGAAACGTATTGCCGGAAGAAAGGCTATCCCAAGCCTACGGTTGAAAGATTGAAAAACATCACGAAAGAGGAATGGACGGAAATCTTGAAAACCATGTACTGGGACAGATGGAAGGCTGATGAGATAAAATCGCAATCAGTTGCTGATATATTAGTTGATTGGGTCTGGGCATCCGGTGCGCACGGAATTAAGATTCCTCAACGCTTGCTTGGTGTTACAGTGGATGGCATTGTAGGTCCCAAGACACTTGCTGCAGTTAATTCCCGTAATCCCCGTGAATTGTTTGACCAGATCAAGATTGCACGGTTTGATTTTATTGAGGATATATGCCGGAAACGCCCAGCAAACAACAAGTTCAAACGTGGTTGGATGAACCGTATCAACGATATAAAATTTGAGGGATGAAACAAAGGATCTATATATGGATTGCGGTAGGGATAGCATTGCTATTGCTGTTTGGGTCATGCCGGAGTATAAGGTATGTTCCGGTAGAAACAATAAGGACTGACAGTCTTTATCTTACTGTGTATGAACGTGATTCCATTCACATTAAGGATTCTATCTATGTAAAAGAGAAAGGCGATTCTGTATTAGTTGACAAGTGGCATATAGTCTACCGTGACAGGACAATTCGCGATACAGCCTATATAGAGAAGGAGAAAGATGTAGAAGTCCCCTATCCTGTGGAGAAGGAATTAACATGGTGGCAGAAGACAAAATTAGAACTAGGAGAGTTATCTATAGGTGTTATATTAGTATTGCTAATCGTAGTCATTTGGCTGATAAAGAAGAAGGGAGGTGCAAGATGAGATAGCAACATCAAGTATTATTCGCCACAGGTAGAAGTGTGGCATATAATAGAAAAACTCATTTAATAAAGTAATTCTTTCAGGGGGCAGAATTAAAATAACCCCCGACACTTGAAGTTTAACGCCAATCAAACTTTAAAGCATACAAAAGCATACATAGGTAAGTGTCAGGGGTAGTAATATCCTTACTTATTTCCTACGTATGCTTTTGTCATGATTGTATTTGATTGGCAAGGCAAAAATACGACAAAAATTTAAACCACAATGTGTAAGTCTGAAATTTTTGCCAAAATAATAGCTCTTGTTTCTAAAGGAACAGAAATACCTACCGAATTAATAGTAAGTGACAACCGTGTCACAGAGATTGTTAACGCTAGATATAAGATCCCCATTCAGATTATAAATGGCAATACACTCGGCTGAGCATTTTAACATCATTGAAATATTAACAAAACCAGACCATTTACACAATAATAAATTATCATTGTCAAAAAAAGGATATCCTGAAGATGGCTCAAAAGCTACTGTTTTGTATTCTCCATATCCTAAATATATATCTACTGGATCAGGAATTATCATATCTTTCTCCCATATAATCTTATTATCACTTCTTCTTTCTTTTACCAGCCGCTTTTTAGATTCATTATTTATTGATGCATAATATATATGCGTTGAATCTTGGGCTAATAATTTCCATTCATTAGTTGTTAAATAATCATCTACGGGAATGTTATCTTCGTTATTACTACAACTGGATATTACTCCAATAAGTAATAAAGATATTAGCAATACTTTTTCCATAATATCTATTTTTTATTAAGACTAATCGTTTTATGAATATTATTCTTTTCTGGCTCTATTTTATTGCATGTAATTAGATTTAACTCAACTCCGAAAAGAAGTCTTTCTAATCTATCATGTTGGTTGTTCATCTTAATGGCAATGTCTTCTAATTTGTGTATTATATCATTGTTCATGTCTAAGGTTTTTAATCTCCTTAAAAAACATGATAAGATGTTCATTTGTTTAGCTTACATTTGGTTTTTGTAACTGTTCTTTCAATTCGGTGTTTTCATTTTTAAGCACTTCGATAACATTTAGTAAGTCATCCATACGTGTTTGGTATGTTTCTATTACTTTTATAAGGACTTCGATAGTCCTTTTGCTGTCTATTTGTTCTCCATGTAAATCTATGTTAATATTTTTTGTTTCAATTTGATGTGGCGCGGATGTTTTATTCGTTTTTGATTCTAAATCAAGTGATGCTGGCTCAGATTTAAGCATCTCGCCCTCTCCTGTAAGAAGCCAAATAGGATCGTATTCTGGGTATCTATTTACTATTTTACTAGCAATTGATGCTGATATCTTCTTTATTTTTCACTTTGCAGGTCATATATTTGAGTAGGATGAACTCCTATTTCTTTGGCAAAAGGACCTGCTTTTATACTTTTAGATTCTAAAAGTTGGTTAATAATATCTTTCGCTTTCATATTAACATAGTAATTACTATCTTTGTGTTGTAACACTGCAACTGTTACTTACAAATGTTTAAACTTGCCTGGCATGGCGTTTAATATATCAAAAGAGGATTCGCGTTGGTTGCAGTAACGTGGGTTCTCTTTTTAAATTTTATATTTATGAATAAAGAGTTCAATTCAGATCTTTTGCAAAACATTTCCAAACTAAGCGATGGGAATGTAATAAAGTTCCTTTTAGGTGCTTCTGAGCAAGGTAAATTTCCTCCCGAAATCTCCGACTGTATTACTAAAGTCGTGGACTACATGAATGAAAACGAGGTTCGTGTAGATCCGGGCTTCCGTTACAGCTTGAATATATCTTTATTCCGTAAGGATAAGTATTGGATAAGGACTATCACAGACAGGGTAACAGGCGAGATATTATATGAAACCAAAACCCGTCAATGCTTTCCGGATAACCGTACTATCTATACGGAGTTGGAGTATGGCTTATTCGGGAGTAGTATCTATCATCCCAATTATGCTATTCAGCGAAACAAACAATGATGCAATTGTTTGTGCAAACTCAATACATTTGTTAGCCTCTTCGGGGAAATCACTTTCTAGTTTTTTCCCCATTATTTCAAGTTCCAAGCTCATTTTTTGAATATTAGCTTTCTTTATTTCATACGCGGCTTTGAATCCTCCGAATTGGGCTATTTCATATAGCTTGCAAGTAGGATATATATCACTACAATCCCAATATTGAGAAATATTTTCTTTTATTATGTATCCTTTTTCAAAGAAGTCCATAATCACCATTTCAAATTGTTTCCCATTAATTCTTAAATTGGGAACATCATTAGGAGTAAAACAGAATGTTTTTCTTTCATGAGCCGCCATATCAAGGATCGCTTTCATTATTTTATCCTTTTCCTTAGGAGTTATAGCCCCACAAAAGTTGCGTTCGTTTGAATGTTGAATGTCAATCATATTACCTCCTTTTTTTATCGCGTAATCTTATCTTTCTTATATTCAGCTTTTTATGTATTATATTATTTAGAATATGATCTAAATAATAGCCTTTTATATAGTTTTTACTATAATATATTTGCCAGCAATAGTAATTACTATATCTTTGCAATGTGAAAACGAGCTGAATACAGTTTTATTTCGCAACGGCAATAATTAATATACAAATATATGAATAAAATAGGAAGAACCAAAGAAATCCCACGGATAATCGTTCCACAAGGTGCACAGAAACACATCGCATCTCATTTCGGGGTTAGCGGTGAAACAGTACGCAGAGCATTAAAGTACATTATCAACACTGAACTTGCAGTAAGAATAAGGGAAGAGGCGATAAAGAATTATGGTGGTGCAGAATCCATTATCAGAATAAAAATATAAATATTCAAGGGTTATGATGACAAGAACAGAAATGAATATACTCACGGAAAGATTTGCAGAAGTGACGGGAAAACAGAATGATTCTGTAATGAATTCTGCTAGATGCGCAGAATATCTAGGAATATCTCAAGGAGCTTTAAGAAAACGCGTTCATGATGGTACTATCCCATATACTAAAAAGGGCAAACTGTTGTATTTCTCTAAACAAGATGTAAATAAATACTTATTAGATAAATAAAAAATGAGCAAAGCAACCGATTTTATAAATAATAAATGCTACCAGCTTGGTAATCCGGTAGAACCGTTGATTTTTAAAGCTGACGCACTGGAAGCTATTAGTATTGCATCCAAGGAGATAGAAGAAAGAGCTGTGAAAGTGTACCAACAGTTATGTCCTTGTTTCCAAAGGGGGAAATGTAAGCATTATCCTCACAACCAAAAACAAGGTAGTCAAATATGTGATATGGAATGTGATCGTATAAGTTATCTAAAGAAACAATTGGCTTGTATCTCAGCAGACAAATAAATATATCCCCTCCCGTAAGATTCGGGGTAACAACCGGTTTAAGCCGTTGAGGGGAACAATATAAAAATGCGTATTATGAAAACAGCTAATTTTATCCTGTCTATATTTGCCGCACTATGTTCTTTAGGAATGATTTATGGTGCGATAGTTACGGAAAGCCCTATAAAATCCGTATCGGTGATTATATTTTCTATTATCTCATTATTTTGTGTGAAATTGGTGGTAATGACATATAAAGAGTTAAAGGAATATGAATGATTTTTTCATCTAGTTTTTTTGTTATTTTCATAAAGTTAATGTTGTCTGTCCGTGCCGGTGTGTGAATATAGGTACGGAATTTCACCGTCCATGGTTGGTACTGTCTAAGGTAATAAACATAAATAATTATCTGTTCTAATCTCTACTTTCATTTAACGGATAGTATGGCGGTCCGATTCCGCTGACGGTGGCTGTAAGTTATCATAAGTGATAGATTAAGTCGTTTAGGTTTTGCTCCTGTAGTCTGTGAAGATAGCAGGAGCTTTTTAATTGGAAACAAGTTAAGTTATCATGAATAAAGATATTATAAAAATGAAAGCCAAGGAGTATGCGGATGGTATACGAGGGCTTACCCATAAAAAGACAGCATCAGTGGATTTTGAGAAAGGTGCTCAATTTGTTTTGGAATCCATGAAATGGAGGAATGCAGAAAAAGATCCTCCACCATTGGACACAAGAGTGCTTGTGAAGAGTTCCGGGAAATTTGTGAATACCGGGATGTTGGTATTCGATAGTGAGCATAAGAAGAATATTTGGATATGTGGAAATACTAACCGGGCATGGGACATTAATTTTTGGAAGCCATTGCCGCAATAATATAAATATCATGGGAAAGAAATATCAAATAACAAGTTACCAGCTTGTGTATGCCAGCGGTGGCAGGGATACTGTAAAATTGTTCATGCCTGTTATGGTGGATGATTTGGAAAAATACCGTAACAGTATCCGTGCGACACATGAATGTATCGGTGTAAATCTTACTTATACCGAACTGCCATGAATCCATACATAGTTCAAGGCGTAACGCTTGTGTTTTATGACGGTGAACGTGAGGAACTGTCTGTATTGGATAGTAAGATTACTGACAGACCTCCCAAACTTCTTAAAGAGCAGATTCTTGACGGATTTTCCAAGATGGAGAACCCTCCGGTTAAAGTTGAACTTAAAATAAAATGGTTATGAAGAAAGGTGATAAAGTACGTGAGATAGGTGATACGTTGACAGGTACAATAGTTTATATCGCTAACGGATATGCTGATGTCAAATATCCTAATATGAAAGGTGTATGCTCGTTGCCGATCCAATTTCTTGAAAAGGTATGAGAACTGTAAGCCAGATAAGCGATGAATTGGAAAAACTTTATTCAGAGCTTGATATAGTCCAGTCAATGAGTGAGGAATCGGTAAGGCTCACATTCAATGCTGAATGTAAGGGCAAGTATATATCCTTGCTTAATGAAGAAATCGATTCTCTAGAAAACGAACTTGAACAAGTGGAAAGATATCATGGCAGGAAGCGGAACTTTGTAAGGACTGCGGACCTGCCTTTTTTGTGTTGGTAAATAATAATATAATTTATGAAGGAACTTAATACAATTCAAAGTTTGCTTAAGGCTCCCAAAGATCAATATAATAAATTCGGGAATTATAAATATCGTAATTGCGAGGATATTTTGGAAGCAGTAAAACCATTGTTATTTAGTCAGTCGTGCACACTTACTATTTCTGATGAAATTGTAATGATTGGTACACGATATTATGTAAGGGCAACCGCAACTATTAAGAATGCTAACGGGGAAACGGAAATGACAACAGCATACGCACGTGAGGACGAGTCAAAGAAGGGAATGGATGCAAGCCAGATTACAGGAAGCACATCGTCTTATGCACGGAAGTACGCATTAAACGGGTTGTTTTGTATAGATGACACAAAAGATTCTGATTCTCTGAATAATGAATGTCAGTCAAATAATCAATTGGAAAAAGATAACAGAAAACTACTGCCCAAAGATAAGTTTAACGATGAGGACTTAATGAAATGGATTTATCAGAAACTTGAAAAAGCAAAATCTGAGAATAAACATCTTTCATTATCCAATCTTATAGAAAAGTACTATAAAGTTACGCAGAACGATATTACTGTCATTTCTGACAATTTTTATCAATATAAAGTTAATAATAATTTGCCATGAGTAATGATTTGAAGATAAACAATATTCCATCTACGAAGCAGGAACAGACGGAACTTGCCTGTATGTTTGTACAAAAAGTAATTGATGGTGATGTAAATCCGATAGATGCTGTCATACAGATGAAAAGCCTTAGTGAAACAATAAGCACTTTTTTGAAAGATTCGGATGTAAGGGAAGCTGTATTGAATGAAGTAGGGAAGTATGGAAAAGGTGAAATCCCTTCATTCCGTGGAGCGTTGATACAGGTGAAAGAAACAGGAGTGAAATATGACTTTACAGGATGTGGTGACCCGGTATGGGAAAGGCTAAATGAGGAAAAAAACGACATTGACATAAGACTCAAGGAACGTGAATCTTTTCTTCGTACTATAAAGGAACAAAAAACAGATATAGATGAAGAAACAGGCGAGATTATAACTTTGTACGCTCCTTCAAAAAACTCTACAACATCCTATTCAATCACATTCAAAAAGAGATAATTATGTATCGTATCAGTGTTACTTCATTAGAAGCGTTCAGACGATTCAGGGATAAGCATTCAATATGGGACACAGAAGAAAGAGTGTTAAATACACTTTCAGGCAAGAAAGAACCAAACGCTTATGCAGCGATAGGATCTGTATTCCATAGTATTGTAGAAACAGGGAAGGCGATTTATGTTGGAGAAAACACATTTGAGCAAGAACAAGATGGATTTAGAGTGCTTATGAATGGGAAAGCTGTGGAAAATGCCCTTTATTACCGTAAACAATATCCGGATGCGGAACATGAAATACATAAAGGTAAAGATTTTCATTGTGGATTGTTCCCTGTTCATGTGCACGGATATGCTGATGTCAAATATCGAAACGTGATACGAGACATTAAAACCAAATATTCACAACCACACACAAGAGATTATACAGAATCGTGTCAATGGAGTTTTTATCTTGAATTGTTTGGTTGTGACACTTTCTATTTTGATCTATTTCATTTTAAAGGATATAAACGTTATATGGTTACGAACACAATAAATACGGATTTCGTAATATATAATCCGATAGAATGTTTGAGAGACAGTAAGATGGAAGAGAAGAATGCTCAAATAATAAAAGACTTTTGCAAATATATAGATGAAAAAAACTTATATCACTTGCTAAAAACAAAAGAAGATTTGTATAACATATAAACTATAAAATTATGATTTTAACAGGAAGTATCTGTCTCTCTAATATACCTCGTGAGCAGATGAAGAAAATTAAGTGTAAAGACGGAGTTGAAAGAATCTATGTGAATGTGGCTGTTATCGAGCGCAGAGAGAAATCCCAGTTCGGGCATACGCATTTCATCACTTGTTCTCCTAAAAAAGAGGAACGAGTAGAAGGAAGGAACTATATCTGCGGTGACCTCAAGGAATTTGCACCTCAGAGTACATCACCCACCCCAGAGGATATAAATAGTGCTCCGAGTGTGTCGGATGATGATCTGCCATTTTAGCCTATGAAATACGATGGTTCCAATCCTCTCCACGTCCAGCAGGCAAGAGCGAAGCTGGAGAAACTGATAAAGGAACAGAAGGTATTTGAACTGACTGAGAAGAAACCCCAAAGATCTTTAAATCAGAACAAATACCTTCATGTCTGCCTTGCTTATTTCGGTTGCCAAATCGGTGAAACGATGGAATATGTAAAGCGGAACTATTATAAGATTCTCTGCAACAAAGACACTTTCGTCCGTGAGAGAGAAGACAAGTTTTTGGGTCGGATAAAGTATCTACGAAGTTCTTCTGATCTTGACAACGCGGAGATGAGCCTAACTATTGAGCGGTTTCGGAATTTTTCGAGTGCCCAATGTGGTATATATATCCCATCTCCAGAAGAAGAACGTTTGATTCAGTTGATGGAGATAGAGGTCGAACAAAACAAATTTCATATCTGAAACAATGATTATACGAATTAGTGCCTTTATCATTATGGCAATATCTTTCTTGATATTGTTTTATAAGAATGACAGTGATAATTATATGGCTATCCTGTTACAAATAATAGTATGGCTGATGTTGATATATGCTGAACTTTGCGATATAGAATCGCTCCTTTAGGTTATTATCATGAAACTTACTTTGACAAAACAAGAAGTGCTTCTCATTCAGTTACTTCTTCATGTTTATAAAAATGATTTGCCCGATGACGGGACAGAGAAGCATGGACGTTTTGTCGGGAAGCTGTACAAGAAAATCAAAAGACAAGTTATTAATCAATTAAAGCAATAAAATTATGGAATCGAATATTTCGCGCGATCATATTGCGCTTGAAGCAATGAAGTGCATAATGATGACAGCAAAACGCAGGAGAACTTTATGGAACAGAGTTGTAACATTGTTTTTCCCATCCGAAGAAGAAAGTGTTATAAACTACAATCATGAAGGACAGGCTAAAGCAGCTTATCAGATAGCTGATGCAATGATTAAGGAACGTAATAAGACAAAGGAGGAATGATTATGATGCACACATGGTTTGAAGTAAAGATTCGATACGAGAAAGTAATGGGAAACGGCATGAACAAGAAAGTAACGGAACCCTATTTATTTGATTCTTTATCTTTTACAGAAAGCGAAGGAAGATGTATTGAGGAAATGACACCGTTTATCAGCGGTGAGTTTACTGTTTCTGACATAAAACGTGCTAACTATTATGAGATATTTTTCTCAGATGAAGAATCGGCTGACAGGTATTTTAAATGCAAGTTATACTTTATCACATTGGATGAAAAAACTGGTGCGGAAAAGAAAACATCCACAAACATTCTTGTTCAAGCAGCCGACTTGAGAGATGCAGTCAAAAAACTGGATGAAGGAATGAAAGGCACAATGGCAGACTACGTGATTGCTTCGGTAGCGGAAACTGCTATTATGGATGTTTATCCTTATGAAGCAAATCCAGATGTTAAACCAGAGTTCCCTAATGCTTAAAAATTGACTGATATGGAAGAGTTTATTTCAGATTGGTTCATTCCGATGGATTTCGGTAATGATATGCCGGACGAAGAGTCGGATGGTTAGGATAATTTTAGATTCATTTTTTTTATAAACTTTATGCCTTCCCGGTCTGTGAAGATAGGGTGGGCAAACATGGGATAAAATGGTCATAGGGTGCTAAGACTAAATGAATGGAAATTTCAAGTGTACATAGAAATGGAAGTCATCAAGACCGTAGCTGAGAGTAATACATTTGTTGAGTAGTTTAAAGATCGTAGGATAGCCAATCTACGGACGAAAGCGAGAAATCAGACGATACTTGTGTAGGTTCGACTCCTGCTTATCCCTCATAAATGTGAGCCACACATAAATGGCATGGGTAATAAATAATGGTTGTGCCCCGGAGAATACGCTTCGGGGCTTTTTATTAAAAAGAGAGAATGAGACATTTAGAAGATCAGCTTCAAAAGGCTATTATTCAATATTGGGATTTTAAATACCCTAAATGGACGAAAAGGCTCCATCATTCTCCCAATGGAGGAAAGCGTAATGCTATTGAAGCTTCCAAGTTCAAGCAGATGGGTGTTCGTGCTGGCTTCCCTGATTTGATACTGCTTATACCAAATAGATTCTATCCCTTTTGTGGTATTGAATTAAAAGCAAAGACAGGCAGACAGTCAGAGAATCAGAAAGCTTATCAAAAGGAATTTGAGAGTATTGGGGCGAAGTACGTTGTTGTCCGGTCATTAGACGAGTTTATTAAAGTGGTGGATAATTATTTGAAAGATATATGACTTATATAGAACTGATAAATAGGTTTTGGTCTCTTGACGAAGACTGGGAATTTACCTGCTGTGAAACGAGGCTTTATTTTTACTTGCTAAAAACAGCGAATCGTTTAGGCTGGGTGGATAGCTGGACGCGTAGTGATACAAAGGTATCATCTGACGTGGGAGTGTCGGTCAACTCAATGAAATCAGCACGTAACAGATTAGTTCAGGCGGGTCTTATCACATTCAAATCAGGCGGAAAAGGACAACGGGATAAAACAAGATATCAGATTAGCTATCAAAATTTGACACCTAAAGTTGAACCTAAAGTAGAACCTAACCTTATACCTAACCATGAACCTAAAGTAGTACCTAAGCCCTTACAGTATAATGTACGCGCATTAGACAAAGATAAAGACAAAGATAATTATCTCTCTCCCCCGCGCGCGTATGAAGAAATTCCGACTGGGATTTTTGAAAGAGGGTTGGATGAGTGCTATGAAGAATTGAAGTCGAATAGTTCATGGATGGAAGCTGTCTGCATGAATACTCGTTTATGTGGGTATAAGGATTTCGCGCCTCCTGATTTTTATGATTATTTGGAGAAGTTCTTTATGAAGCTCCAAAACGAGGGAGAAACTGTTAAATCACCCCAAGATGCAAAATCGCATTTTGCCCGATGGCTGAAAATTGAACTTGAAAAACAACGGAACAATGGAAACAACAATAGGCGCAATTATACAGACAAACAGGAAGCTAACGCCTACGCTCTTAGCTTGCTACAACAACATAAGCGAGACCTCGAAGAAGGCTTGGCTGACCAAATGGAAAGACCGTTCTGAGGTTGAAAGAGTATTTTCACCGGTCCAGTGGGGATATGCCCTTCAAAACCCGGAAAGGGCTTATATGGCAGATTGCCCTTCACTGATGCAGTATGATGCGCTTTACGGATGTGGCTCTTCCGAATACTGGATCGACATACAGGTGTCCGGCATATTCGGGGCTTCCAACAGCAAGGAAAAGGGCGTTGCCGACGGGATAAGAATCTTTTGCCAATCCTTTGCCTCACAGGTCAAGGCTTACAAGCTTTCCGAACTGATGCTGTTTTTCGCACGCTACAAGGCCGGGAAGTATGACAATTCATTCGCGTCTTTCGATGCCAGAAGAATAGGCAATGCTTTCTTCAAGGAGTTCAATTCCGAAAGGAATTATGAGCTGGACGCGATAAACCGAAAAAGGGTGCAGGATGAAATAGAGAACAGAAAATTTATTCCACCTGAAGGATATTCTTCTTTGACTTTGTACAACGAATTGAAACGTCGGGCGGAATCCGGGGACGAGGAAGCCGTGAAAATACTGACAGTATGGCAAAGAAAGTCAAACCGGAATCCGTATATGTAAAATGCCGGAATTGCAAGAATGCCTCGGACTTCGGGGACAATTCTGCGTATTGTAAGGCTAAAGGACATAGAGTGTGTGCCTGTGACAGATATGGGCAAATTTGCAACAGTTTTCAAAAAAATCATAACGAGAAAGAGAAATCATGAATGTATTATCATTGTTTGATGGCATGGGTTGTGGATGGATTGCCTTGCGTGAGCTTGGCATTAAGGTTGACAGAGGATATTCCAGTGAGGTGGACAAATATGCGATAGCTCAAGTGAAACTGAATTTTCCCGAGGTAATCCATTTGGGAAGCGTTACAGACATTGATGTTCCCAAATTGGAACATATAGATCTGCTGATTGGCGGAAGTCCTTGCCAATCATTTAGTTTTGCCGGGAAACGTATAGGGATGTCAACAAAAGGGAATGAGGAGATATATACGCTTGAAAGATACATGGAGTTGAAGGAAAACGGCTTCCAATTTGAAGGACAGTCATATCTGTTTTGGGAATATATGCGTATTCTGACGGATATCCGTAAATATAATCCTGATGTGTTGTTCCTGTTGGAAAATGTGGAAATGGAGAAAAAATGGGAAAGTGTATTAAGTGAGGCTATCGGGTTACGTGGGGTGCATATTAATTCTGCGTTGGTTAGCGCACAGAACAGGCGTAGGATTTATTGGACGAATATCCGTGTAGGACATGAAGGTCTGTTCGGATATCCTTATAGCGACATTCCGCAGCCTGCCGACCGGGGGATCTTGCTGAAAGATATTTTGGAAAAAGAAGTGTGCGGGAAATATTTTTTGAGCAGAAAAATGGTGGATTGGCTGAATATTCATAAGGAAAAACGGAATGTGGGAATAAGGTTGTTAGATGGCGATGACAAAAGCCATTGCCTGACGGCTTCGGGGCAGGTCAAAGGAAATTTAAGCACGGATTATATCTGTGCATCCATGCGAGGGCGTGAATCAGCCTGTCTTACACCAAGAAGAACCGAATATGGAAAACAGATACGGAAAAAGTATGAAGCAGGTGAGGTTTCTAAGCAGAGAAAGAATATCCAACAGCTTGAACCACGTACTGATAGTAAGACGAATTGCCTTACAACTGTCCAAAAGGATAATTTGATAGTGATTTCAGGAACGGTACGTGGATTTGGAGGAATACATTTTAGGGAAATAAAATCAGGCAAGTCATGTACATTGATGGCAAGGGCTAGAAATGACGGAAGCTCACAACCATGTGTCCGAATTAATACAGAAATTAGACGTCTTACCCCAACCGAATGTGCACGACTTCAAACTGTACCCAAATGGTATATATGGAATTGCAGTGACACTCAACAATACAAGATGCTTGGGAATGGGTGGACTGTAGAAGTTATCAAGCATATATTAAGTTTCATCAAAATAAAAGAATCATGAATACCGAAACGCTTATAAAGATACGTGAATGGGAAGCGGAACGCGACAGGAACCTGCGCATCCACTGTCCTCTTGTAGCTGCCAAATTCCAAAGATGGATTGACAGGGCGAAGAAAGAGGACGGAAACAAGAATACAAACAACAAGAAAGGGGGCAATCCATGAGAAATAAGCTGACTGTAAACGACCTCCCCGCGGATGTGGTGGAACGGATGAAAAAGATAATCAATGAGGACAGGCAGATGCTGAAGCTGAGGGAAAGGCACGCTTCCTTTCTCAGGTCACACCGCTATATGGAGGCAATGAAAATCAAACAGATGATGGACGGTATAGAAACACGTGTCATAAACCAATACCTTTCCGAATATGAGGGGATGTCGGAATCCATGGATAATTTCATGCGTGAAATGTCGGAAGAGGACAGGGAAGAGATAAACGTCCTTACCAACAGTATCATCATGCTGTGCGATATGGTTGAGACCTTTACGATGGACTGTAACGAGATTTTAAAAAAATATCATCCTGATTACCGTATAGAGATGTTTGACAAGGTTTCCGAATGCGGGAAAGCCGCCAAAGCTCAGGTGGACTTCATGTCAAAAAGCACGGATATGGTTTACCAGTGTGCCTTTGCCGAGGATGCGGACAAAATAACAGAGATGGTTAGGAACAAGGTCAAGGCTTTCATCAGAAAGCTGAAACGAAGGAAAAAGGCGGAACATGAAAACTGCTGACGGTTATCCTGTGGTATGTTACGGTGTAAAAGGTAAATACAATATACATCGCATCTGCCGCCGTTGTGCCATATACCGTAAATACGATTCGATTCCCGAAAAGCCATGCTACAGGCTTCATGGAATACACCTGTTGGACAGAAGAGGATGCCCGATCTTTGAACAAAAAATTATCGCAATATCAAAATAACGAAAAATAAACAATATCATGAAACAGAAAACATTTGAAGAAATAAAGGAAGAACTATTACTGCGCGCCAAGAAAGCAGGAGCCTGTCAAATAGGTTATGCGATGGGATTAAGGAGTCAAAGCAAAGCTGATATACTTAAGGCTATTACTGATAACTGGTCTTGGGTATTACGAACAGCAAGAATAGTAGATGCAAGATATTTAGAAGACAATTTTGCTGAAGAAGATCTTGCGGAAGCTGGTATCTATACACAAAAATACCATGAGGTAACAATGACATCTTTTGCCTGCGGCAGCGCAACAGTGGAAGCCTACGGCAGCGCAACAGTGGAAGCCTACGACAGCGCAACAGTGGAAGCCTACGGCAGCGCAACAGTGGAAGCCTACGACAGCGCAACAGTGGAAGCCTACGGCAGCGCAACAGTGGAAGCCTACGACAGCGCAACAGTGGAAGCCTACGGCAGCGCAACAGTGGAAGCCTACGACAGCGCA